ATGTTTAAGGGGACTGTTATGTTGTTAGCAACTTTGGTTTCCAGTGCTTTTTCCGTTAATGCTTCGGAAGAGGTTAGTTTTTTAATACCAAGCAAGTCAGTAGCTACTAATATAAGTGCTAGTGATATATCTATTAGGCTTGGGCAAAAATTAGTACAACTTGATAAAACTTTACTTCAAGCTCGTCAGGTTTATTTTGATCTGTCTAATTCTGACACCGTTAACCAAGAAACCTTAGCAAACTTAGATGATTTAGTTAGTCTAGATTTAGCTCTTCGTGGTGTGTCTGAATACCTGAAAAGAAATTGGAGCCTTTACAACCAAGATATATTAAATGCACACGGCCCTGTAGTTCATCAAAACTTTAAAGACTTAGTTTCTAAATCTGGGCAGTTGAGAAAGAATATATCTAATATTTGTAGAGTATTAGGAAGCTCTTTAAAAGAGACTTCTGTTAATAAAAATTGCAGTTTCACACCTTCTGAAGATTTTTTTATAGCAGCTAACGCAGTTAGTAATGAGATTTTTAATATTCATTAACTGAGAAATTTACATTGGAAGTATCATTACAGTTTAGCGCATCACTTGAAGCCGGAATAAAAAAACTCGGCAAAGATGTAGAGCCTTTAAAAAAAGATCTTAAGACTTATTTCACCACACAAGAGAAGCCTCATTACATAGGTAAAGATGCACCCTTTTTGCGGCCTGATAATATTCAAGATTCTGAGGTACACCACCTTCATATATATATCGAAGGAGTATCTTGCCCTGATAAGTGGGAAAGAAATAAAACTTCTGATTCCTATATCGTCTACACTTATGGATATATGAATGAAGAGGCTCATTACGTATTTGCCGTAATCCATAATAACGCACATGAAAAGTGCAAAGATTATGGTTATATGCGTGGCCTCAAGCAAACTGCTGATGACTTTAGAAATAGAAACTAATTACCTGATAGCCCGCTTAATTGCGGGCTTTTTGTTGCTCTTGTAAAAGTTAATCCTTACTAGTTATGCGGTTAAATCGACTTCTTATTTCCCTCGCTGATTCATTGTCCATTATTAATTGAGCTCGTTTTACAGCGCTTTCATATGATGTGTCCGATAAATTAACCGGCGGCACTCGCCCTTGCAGTAAAAACCCAACATTGCGCTTGCTAATACCTGCTAACAATAATATTCGTACAACTTGAGGGCGACTTGCTCCGCCAGTTTGCGCGGCCTGAATTAAGCGAGACATTTGCTTAAACGCCTGCTCTTGCTTTGATTTTGCTCGATCTTTAGCCGCACTTATCTCGCCATCTGACACCTTATTGGGATCTCTTAGTACACCGCTTAGCTCTTTTCTAGCCTCTGCAATTGAGCTGTTAAAGTCAAAGGTCCGATAATAAAGGCTAACCTTGGGATCAAATGTTGAACTACGAAATCCCATTAGTGCCAGCATTTCATCAGGCAAACTATATGGCTTACCTGTCGAGCGCTTAACATCACCTGCCGCCATACCAATTCGCCAAGCATTATTTACTGCGCCTGGCGCTAGGCCTAATGCTAAGTACCCAGCAATATCTGCACTTTTACGAATGGCCGTATCGTTTTCTTTATAAACTTGCCCACCGCTTTGCTTTTTATTGCTAAGCACTTCAAGTATTTTCCCTGCAGTTATATCGGCTCCTAAGAATGGCGAAATCATATCGCTTAATGATGATGCTATCGCTTTATCTACTGGCTGATCTCGCATCATCGCTTCTATAGGGCGCTTCCAATATCCGTACGGGTCTAAGAATGACATATCAAAATAACGTAAATTCCCATCGCTATCCCTACCTGCATAAACGAAAGTTGAGTTTTTTTGCCAGTCAGCTGTCATGTCCCTAAGTGCTTCTTCTTCATCATCCGTCACACCAAACATTGCTGCGCTGAGGGCTGATAAAGCAAACATGCCGCCACTTGCCATAGTTATACCTACAATTCGTTTTGCTCCCATAGCGCGCACTTTAGGGTTGTCTGATTTAATTTCGCTAGCTGCAAGCTTGATCATGTTGCCAGTAGTTCTAACTATTTCAGCAGGAAATGAAACAAACGTACCAGCCAGCGGAAATCTTGACAGCCAAACCCCCGCTTTGCCAACGCGGCTATATGTTGGGTAGGTATCTTGTATTCGCTCTGCGGCCACTGATTCGGCCTCGCCTTGCGGCATGCCTGTTCTTATGAGTGCTGCCTTTTCATTTTCAAAGCCGACAATCTTCCAAAAGTCATCGCCAAAGCGATAAAAGCCTGTCGCCTTGTCAGTCAGCCATCGTAAGCTTTCAAATGCAGCTCCACCTTTGCCCTCTAGCATTTGGCTTATCTTTCCGTCGGTCATCATTTTGACCATTTCACCGGCGTTTGCTGAGTCATACAAAACACCTAGCTTAATAAGGCGTTTGATATAATCAGACTCGCCATCAGTAACCTTACCTTTAACTTGCGCATTAAAAGCAGATACGGCTTGCTTCATATACTTTTGATTAAAGTGACCATTTGCAACTGTGAAAAAGTAAGATGACATCACATTACGCATTGCCGTTGTGGGTGATAAAACTGTTTTGCCGTATTTTATAAAGCCATTAATTCGTATCGCTGTATCAAGCCACCCTTCGCCACCACCAGTTCCCATTGCATCCTCAAATGCTTCTTTTATTTCTGGCGTGGTCCACATACCGTTCAGCGGCGAATACACCTCAGATTTTTCGCCCGCCAATTGAACAGTTGCCTCCGGTGGCCGAGTGTCTTTTTCAAAAATAAAATTATTGATGCCCATATCGCGTATTGTACTTAACAACTTGTCGCTTGCGATCATAGAGGACATTTTTGATACTGACTTAGCGTAGTTAATCCGTGGGTCTGCGTACTCACCCAATAAAGCTCTAATTTCTGGCGATATATCTTTTCTCGGTATTAAAGTGGAAAGATCTTTAGAGCCAAGTTTACTCTCAGCAATAAACGAGCCCAGGCTTTCGTAAGCTGTACCAGTTTTTACTATTTCATTTAAAGTAACCTGCGCTTTATTTTGAGCTTCCTCAGCTGCATGTCCATCTCGTTTATACTGGTTAATTAAGTATGTACGGGCATCATCAATAACTTTCGTGGGGATCTTCTTAAACCACTCCTTATCATCAAAGGCCTTATAACTACGGTTTAAATATTTACCTACATTACCTAGCATTTTTTCAAGGCGAGCAGCTTCTTTGGGGTCGGTCACTCCATCCTCTGCCAATCGCTGTTGCAGCTTATTATTTACGCTTGCTACATAATCGCGGGTCAGGCCATCTATATGCTCCCGCATAAGCACCAACACATCGCGCTCACTTTGCCCAAGTGTCGAGCCATTATTTTCGCCAGTTAAAAACTGGTGATATTTAGCCCACTGATCATCAGTAAGCCTGTCAGGATTGATACTTGCAGACTTTATTGCTGAATTTAACTTTCCTACCAGCATTGATATATCAAATTCATGCACAGCCACATCGCGATCACGCCCCCTAACGGCCTGTTTTACTGTTTCCGGCATGTTTCCGCCAGGCATTATCCATCGTGATAATTGGCGCTTTATTTTGCTGCCAGTTGTTTTATCTGTCTCTCTTAACTGAGCGTTTAGTGCCTCCCACTCTGGCATTCTTGATTTTTCAAAGCGGCTCTCACGGTTGATTGCTTTTTTTATAGCCTCTGATATTTTGCTTGATGTTTGGCTGTTGCCATTGCTGGTTGTATGGCTGAATTTCTTATCAGATTGGCTGTAAGCCATTTCAGTTTGACTGCTAGTCATCGGCTCACGCTGCGCTTTAAATCCCTTAACTATACTCTCAAGCATTTCGCGCATTGCGGTTAGCTCTGTATCTTCACTATATGCCAGGCCTACTTTATCAAGCTGTGCACGTATAAAACGTTTAAGTGCTTGCCACCAATATTTAAGCTCGCCTTTGGTGGGCTCGTTTTCTACAAAGCGGGCAAATATCTCTTCGGCTTTTACGTCCTGGCTTGCATCCCAATAGTCGTTGTTTGCGTCCTTCCAGTATTTCTCAAATGCCTTGCGGCCCTTAGTAGCTTTTATGCGATCAATAAATGCTTGCTTAGCATCGGCGCCAATTACTGTATCTAAGCCGCCGTGAGCTATCGTTTCGTGTGCCAAAGTTTTCTTCAAGTCGCTTTCACTGTCGATGTTTTCGGCTATCACATACACTGTTTTACTGTTTTCGCTGTAAGCACCTTTAACTGTCGCACCGTCCAAACTCATACGCCATAGCTTTTCTGCGGTAGCGGTGTCCTCCAATATGCTTACTGTGATCCCGTTAGCACCTTTTAAGCTTTTAACAAACTCATCAGCAATACCCTGGGCTTTCTCAGCGCTTATTGACTTACTAGTGTTAAGGTTTTTAGATTTTGAGAATAACCGTATGCCTTCGCTGGTGTTTTCACTTTCTATAGTGTCGAACAATGTTTGATATGCAGCATTTATTCCCTGTTGCTCTGCTTTATTTGGGTATGGATATGAATTACTGGACTCAAAGCCTAGTGACTCTGCCGCTGTCCACGCATCATCAGCTAGAACATTAGCAAGGTAGTCGTTTTCTATACCTTGCTGGCTTAGCTTGTCTATTATGTAAGTTTCAAATGATCGCGCTGTCATTTCTATTGTCGTTGCCCAATAAGCTTTAGATCGCCTAGTGTCTAACTGCTTTGAGCGCTCAGGCAACCCGCTTTGCACAATGGCATTTCTTACATGTTTAAAAGCGCTTGCCATTTCAGGGCGAATTTCATCTGTTGATAATGTGTATGGCGACTCAGTAATAAAGTCTGTATTAGCCCTTTGCTTGCCAAAGTAATTATCAAGGGCGTGCCACCACTCATGCGCAAGAGATCCTGAGCCTGCCTTTTTGGTAAGATTAATAACAACGCTGTTTGGTTCGTAGTGTGCGGCTGCAGGGTTTTTACCGCCCTTACCACGCGCGCCAAACGCAAGGCCTAGTTTGCCGTTTAAGCTTAACGCCTTTGGTGGTATGTCGAGCGCTTCGGCTAAATCTATTAAGCCATCGTATGCTTGGTTTAAATCCTTTTGTCGCTTAGCTTGCTCTACCCAATTACCAAACTCAACACCTCTAAAGCCAAATGCTTCACTAAACGTTTCTGGTGTTACATTGCCTGCGTAACGCTCAGGTCCCGCGCGCTCTGCATTAACAGGTTTACGCATGCTTGGGGTTTCTTTCATTTTTTGTAGGGTTTGCTCTACTTCCTCGCGATTGTTTTTAAGGTACTCTCTGGCGGTACCTAAATCGTCGAATGACTTTATTTTTAAAACGCCACCTGCGCCTTTCCATCCCAAATAAACATCTTTAGTGTATCGATCACGGTAAACGCTAATTTTGCTTTTCTTGCCACTTGTCGCATTAGATGTGTCGCTCTGCTCCGCTTTGACAACCTTGGTTAGTAGTGCTTGTACGTCACTTAATGTTTCGCTGGCACCGTCATAAACTGGGCGGCCATTGCGCTCTATAAAATAAAATACCTTGCTAGGCGAATATGTTTTACCGCCAAATACGGAAAAACTACCAGAAGAGATACGGTAATCTGCAACGTTTTTTAATGTATCAATATCAGCCTTTGCAATAGAGGGTATGGCGTCAACAACAGCGGCTAGCTTTGAGCTATGGTTTCGCATGCTTTGCATTACAGTTGCTATATCGCGATCGCCGCTCATTAAGTCTGCTGCAAATTCTTTTAAGTCGTTTACTGTTTTTGCCCACCTTGCAACCTTGCGTGCAACTCTTGGTTTTGATGGTATTTCACTGCGCATTGCAGCCATTAGCGCTATAGACTCAAGGCTAGCACCAGTGCTTGCAAGTTCTTTGTAGTTTGGCTCAGGCCATGCCTTGCTTAATGGTAGCTCAGCGGTGTTTTGCTGATCTTGTATTGCTTCGCTAAAGCCGCTCCATGCATCTTTACGCGCGCCACCTAGCTTCTCTCCAAAGTCATCAATACTCTCTTGTGGGCTAGCCTGATCTGGCTCGCTTGCTGGTTGTTTGACTGTTGCTTGATTACTTTCATCTGGATTCGTGCCGCCCTTGGTCTTAGGTGTCGCATTATCGCCGACATTATTGCTTTCGACATTTAAAAGCTCATCAAAAGTCATTCCTATGTTTGCTACCTTGCTTAGCCCGTAACGCAGTGACGTGTCATGATCAAAGCCCGCGCTTCTAGCTTTTCCATAGGCTATCTTGCCATTATTATCATCATTAAATGTTGCTATTGCATCATCGTAATCAGCCTTGCTTTCCTGCTCTAGTTTACCAATGACGTTAGTGTAAGCTTTTTCACCTTGCAGTGATGAATCACGCATGCCACCCATCACCATGCCGCCAACGCGCTTACCTTGCCCGCGTAAATTGCCCCAATCTTCTTTACTTGTTGTGGCTAAGTCGTTACTTGTTTTGCTGATGATCGCTTCTATTTCATTGGCAGCCATGCCATTTACATTCCGATTTTCAGGCAAAGAAAAACCGCTCTTAGGCGGCTCTGTTTTTTTAGCGGGCTTAACGGCTTCTTTTATTGGCGGTGGCGTATCATCAATGCCAAACTCTTTGCGCAGCTCTTTATGCGCCATGCGGTTAATGCTCTCTGGCGTATCGTCGTTAAACTTTTTATAAGTTTCAAACGACGACTCAGCAAGCGCTCTATCAATAGCTGGCTCGTAACCTTCTTCTATTTTGGCCATGGCAACGTCAAAGCCTGGCGAACCTTTTTTTAGCCCCTGCTCTTTAGCTTGGCTCTGCAACCATTTCGTTTTGCTTACCTTTAATACTGCGGGCAACTCAGCCTCTGCCCGATCTAATTTAGGTGCGGCATTTGTTACCGGCGCGGTAGGCTCGGCACTTTCATTTAATTTACTGATTTTTGCGTTTTCAGTATCATTCTGGGTATTTAATTTACTAGAAATGGCCGTTTCATCGTTATCAGCAGTAATTAATTTACTATTATCGCCCTGCGTTTCAGTGCTGGGCATTTCTTTGGCCAATGGTACCAACTGCTCAATAGGCGCATTTAAGCGAGTTACTTTTACTGGCTCACCTTTTTCACGGGCGGCTAACCACTGGTGATGGCCGTCGAGCACATAGCCATCATTCGATACAAGTATAGAGCGATTACCACCTTCAAACTCCATTGCCTTTTTAACTTTGGCCGGTGAAAACTCTTGCTGCGTTGGCTTTAATGAGGCTGCTGCTACCTCGTCTTGCTCATGACTTATGTCACGCGCTTTCATAAAGTTAACCAATGCGCCGCGATTTTCCGCTTTAATTTGCGGCATTTCTGCCCTTGGAATATTTTTAGTTTCGCTTTGCTGATTAAACACAGTCCATTCACTATCTATTGGTTCGCCCGCTAAACTGGCAGCCGGTTGCGTACTTTTAGTATTGTCCGCACTTATATCCGGAGCTGCATTAGGTGCAGCACTTATATCGCTGCCTTTAATCTCCCAGCCAAAACCATTATCAAAGCTAACTGCTTTTGTTTTTTGGCCTGCTCTGCGTGCTGCGCGAGCTTCTTTACTTAGCAGTGCACCGCGTTTAGTTTTGAATGGCTCGCCATTTTTAGAAACGTTAACCCCACTATTATCGTCAGCAAAAATAATATCTTTTTGTGGCAATAAGTTTTGTGAGTCTTTACCAGCTTGCTTTACCTGCTGTGCTGCACGCTGCTGCGGCCTGCCATCTTCACCAAAAATAATATCTTTTTGCTCAATGCTTTTAGGCTGCGATTCAAGATCTACTTGGGCTTGCTCACGCATTTGCCGGCTTTGTGTTTGCTCTGCCGTTGGTAACTTACCTTGTTCTGGCACTGTTTGCCCATCAATAGGGGCATTGTCTATGCTTTGCGCGTCTTGCGCCTCTGGCCCCAATAAATCGCCTTCATGCTGGTACTTTATTGGGCTAAAACGATCTTCTGGTGTTGGTGATTTATCAAAGGCCGCCGCCTTTACTCGCTCGTCTACTGTGGGCGCATTGTTGCCTGCATCTAAAGCGCTTAATGACTGTTGCGCAGGGCTTGTAAGCATATCCCCATATTGGCCGGCCGCTTTATTTGTTTGATCAAATCCCGCCTGTCTAGCTGCTGTTGGCGCATCGAAATCCACTTCATCATTTTGAAAAATAGGTGTTTGCGTATCTTCGGGTATGGTTGGCTCCATGCCCGCTTCTACCGACTCCACCGCCACTGGCTCCGCTGCTGCTGCAAACAAAGGATCGTCAATGCCAAATTTTTCTTTCATGGTGCGCGCAACAACTGCGGACGCCTCTGCTTCACTTAGCCCCTGCTTTTTAGCGGCGTCATATTGCTGTTTACGTACAGTATCAATTGCCTCACCGTGGCTTGCGCCTGCCTCAACAAGTTGATCTACACCTTGCTTTACCGCTTCGGCTGTTTTTTTCTGGTATCCCATTACCTTTTGCGCTGACTCTGAGCCAGTACGCATTACGCCACCGACCGCAAAACCACCTACAAATGCTTCGTCTAGCCCTTCAAATTCATCAATGCTTTTACCTGCGCCCCATTGCGCTAGTGCCTCTTGACCTGTCTCGGTTAAGCCTTCGCCTACAGCGCCTTTGAATATGCGCTTAGCAAAACTTGGATCGCGTACAGCATCTACAAGCTCTCCCTTGCCCATGCGCTTAGCGGTTTCTACCACACCATCTTTTAAAATATCTTTGCCAAGTTGGCCCATGCTTACCTTGATACCTAAACGCTCAAGTAGCATTTGAGCGGCACCCGATGTAACAGCTCTTGCCGCGTCTTTTTCGCCTTCTGGCTGCTTTTCATAAGCCTCATGCGATAAACCGCCAGCCATACCAAGCGCGCCTATTCCAGTAGCAGCGCCTGCCATGTAGGGTAGCGAGCCAGCCAGCAATTCGCCGGTATAGCTGGCTGCGTCACCAAACCCATCAATATCTTTATATGATTTAACGGTTGGCTCGTATGCCTCCTGCTCTTTAACATTGCGATCGATGCCTTCTTGCGCCCATTTAGAAACTGAGCCACCTTTGCCAATTGCCTTTGCCACCGACTGAGAAAACGAGCCCTCTTCGTGATCATCTGGGTTTTCGCCTGTGTCAGTAAAGCCCTTTACTGCGCGGTAACCTAGCTCTTCAACTTTATCAACTCCCGCTCCAAATGCTGCCGCCATCCCACTTTTAGTTTCTGGCTCAGCAAAGGGATCAACAAACTCAATTTCTTTATTTGTAAATGGATCTACTATTTTATTGGTCATTTGATAAATACCCTTGCTGAATGGCTATTTGTGTAGCTTGCTGTTCTGATAAATTTTTGTTCGCTTCCATGAATTTGGAGATAACGCCCTTGGCATCAACGCCATCTATTTTACTAATGTATTTAACAGATTCATTTGTCTGATTAGAATTTGTAGGCTTGCTGCTAGATGATGTACCGTAAGACTGCTGTAGCTGCTCTATACGCTCTTGATAAAGCTTCTTAACTCTGTTTTTAGCTTCCTCTCTACCACCATCATCAAGGTAGTCCAGGTCTGATCCGCCTTCGATTTTAGCGAGCGCTTTAGTCATTTCATCTTGTATCGAGTTGAGTTGCTTTTGATACCCATTATCTCCACCTTTGCCGGCGCTTGCTTTCGTGCCACGGCCAAAGTTTGCGGCGACCTCTGCGCCCATTTTGTCCCAATACTCAGGGCGTTCCATCATATCGGCCATCATGGCACGCGTTTTTATAGTGTTTACAAGCTCTTTCGGCGTGTAGGTCATTACCGGATCGTCGCCGTCAGACGAGCGCCCTTTGGTCATAGGTTTTATTTCTTGTGATCCATTTGCATACGTCACCTTGAGCGCCAGGGCTACGCTACCGTCCTCGCGCTCGGCCGGAACGAACCCGGCAAAATCAACACTGGCAATTTTAGAGTTAACCTTTTCATCGAACTGTCCTACCGATTGACTTATCTTGTCTTTAAAAACATTGTTAAATAGATTTAACGTTTCTGGCGAGTTGGCTTCTGCCATGTTGCCGCTCTTGATTACGTTATCAAGCTTTTCACCCAGCCCTTTAACTTCTGCGCGGTACTGTGGGTTCATATAGGTTCTTGGGTCCATACCTTTGTTTCGCTCTAGCACATCGCTAAGCTCTTCTGGTACCTGCCCCGTTTCTCTGAATGATTGCCATGCGACGGGTATTGCCTGCTGATCTTTTTGCCATTGCGCTTGCTGGTTTTTGTAGTTTTGCTGCCACTTAGTCTGCTCCTTATTCGCCGTTAGCGCATCGTTGCGGTAGTTATTGGTACTTTCCGCTTGACTCTCTCGCCACGTAACATCGCTTTCGCGGTTTTTACGGCTCTCTTCATCCATTCGGTTTTGTCTTTCAATGCTCTCACGGTAGCGCTCTTCATTACGCTCATCCATGATAGAAAGTCGAGCCTTGTCGTCCTTGCGCGCCTGGTGGCGCTCCATCATTTCAAAGCCTTTTAATGCGCCGTCTACAAATGCACCTGCCATAAATTACCCCTTAAAGTCCGCCAGCCACTAAGCCAATTGCGCCGCCAATAGCTGCGCCCCAAGGCCCACCAACGGTAAAGCCAACCATTGCGCCCGAAGCTGCACCGCTCATTTGCGACGTTTTTTTCTGCGTTTTTATGCCTTCATTGGTTATGTCGCGCTTTTGCTCCATATCCGACAGCGTTTTTAATGAGTCGGTCGCTTTGCCTTTCGTGCTTTGGCCCGATTGCATAATTGAGTAAGACATTATTTTCCACCTATATCAGCTAGGGATTGTGGCGCGCCGCCTTGCCCCGTTAAAATTTTATTTTGCAAATCATCTACAGACTCGCGAGTTTCGTTGTTGATTGAAGCTGTAGTAAGCCCTTTTAGTAGTCCTTCATTGGCACTGCCTTGGGCTGTTTCTTCGGGTGATAAACCATATCGGCCCAAGCGCTGCGATTCAGCAACTTTGGATTGAGCAAAAGCATTGTCTATATTTTTCTCATTGCGCTGCATTTGCTCGTTCAGTAGCTTGTCACTGGTAGCTAGGCCAAACAATTCCTCTTGCACCGGTAAAAAACGGTTTTTGTAATCTTCAAATTGCTGGCGCGTTAAGTCGGCTAGCGCGTTTTGGTACTTGTCTGTGCGTACATTTCCCGGATCAGCATTAGCAAGATCCGCGTTTTCCACTTGGTTCGTTGCTGAGTCAACCGTACCGCTGTATATGCTAGCCATATTAACCTCCCCCTGTTAGTGCATTGTTTATATCGCTGGTAGTTGCGGCGTTAGTATTGGCGCTTGGCGTTACTGTTCCGGCGGGCAGGTTTGAGTAATAACTACCTGCAGCACCTGCAACAGCTCCCGCTGCGCCTATGTAGCTATCGCTTATAGCCTGGTTGTTTTTCGCATCGCTAAATGCCTTTTGCTGCGAGCCATACGCTATATCACTAAGCGTTGCCGTCGCTTGCTGAGATTGCCCCTGGCCCATTGCCATGATGTTGCTCATCTTGCCTATGTAACGGTCCTGCCCAGCAACTTGCGAGCGAGCAATAGCATCACTCGTTACAGACGCTTCGCCGTCAGCCATATCGCTAACAGCGTTTTTAAACTTGCCGCTATTGGGGTTTATCCCGCTAGCCTCCATATTTGCTAGCGTGTTATTACTCGCTTCTGAAAATGATTTTTTATAGCCAAGGTTGGTGTTTTCAGCTATATCGCCGTAAACACTTTCATCATTAGATTGCTTCGCATCGTCAATAACCATGTTTTCAAACGGCACAATTTTCTCTTGATAAAGCTCCCATTCCTCGGCGTACACTTTCGCAAGCTCCTTTTCATATTCAGTTTCTTTTACTTCGTTACTTTTACCCATTATCAACCTCTAAAAAGTGCCGCCATATTGTTAAGTTGTCGCGCTCGCCACTGCGAACCCAGCCATGCAGGGGGGCTATTTTGTTAAAACCGCGCCTGGCGGTTGCAAATTCTATAAAAGAAGCGTTACCACAACGGGCAAGCCTAATGATATGACGAAGGTAGCGTTGCACTGCGTTTCCGCCATGGCAAGACGCAATGGTCACTTCAATAAATGTATTTTTATCAATGTGGCGCGGCCATAAAACAACAAAACCATCGGGTGCTAAAAACAAAAAAGCCCGCTCATTTGAGCAGGCTTTATTTATTTCAGAGTATAGGTGTGGGTCGTTTGCAATATTACCTATTCGAGTTATTGGCTCTTTAAGCCGGTCGCGGTGGTTTTCCCACACAACACATTGCAGATACGATTTTTCCATTATGGTAAAATATTAACCTATATTGGGGGGTTTATCCATTATGAAATTGTAGAACCCGACTTGAATACTTGGCACACCACATTCTGCGCTCGCGCAGTCGCAGTGCTTGAACTGCTGCCGCCCACCTTCCTAATCTTAACTGTTACTGTCCTGGTGCTATTGGCGGGTATGGTTGCAACTAGTGGCATTGATATTGCCACGCTAGATCCTGTACTTGAATGAGAACAAAGATATTTGTCTCGCGCCCCTGAGTAGCCGGAAACATATAGAAGCACTTCAACGTTGGGAGCCGATCCGCTAGCTCCTGAGCCTGTCGTTTCCACCCCGCAAATCATCACGTTTCTTGTAAAAGGAAGTGCCGACACTGTAAATGTTACCACTGTTAGCTCCGCCGAAGATGAGGTTGTTACAAACGATGTTGATTTTGACTTTATATCAGTTACATCGCCCTCAATATTGTTCGCATACACGGTGCCATAAAAGCTCGCGTTTTGACCAAACAACGAGTTGATATACGCCGTATCTATTTGCGCACTACCAATAGCGCCGTTGGCTATATAGGTTGTAACGTTTGAACTCAATATTTTACTAAGTCCAGCAAAAGGACCTAGTGACGGCTTGCCGGTTATGCTGTTGTAAGCGAGCGAGTTTAAGTAAGCCAATGAGCCAAGCGCGGGCGTGCCTGTTACCTCATTATAAGACAGTGAGCTTTTAGCGGCTAAAGCCCCCAGGCCAGTTACTTTTGATGAAGGTATGGCACCGGTAGACGACATAACAACATTGCCGTAACTGTCTTTAATAGTTACCGACTCAAGCGTCGCGCTCTTAGCAAGCATGTTGCCGCCAGGGTCAATTGAAAAGTTATTGCTCCTTGCGCCATTGGCGGGATTGTAGTTGATAGACGGCGACGTAAAGCGGGAGCCAACCAGTATACGATTAGATAATAAATCATCTGTAACCAGGCTTTTTATAAATGCCTGGTCAATTATCGCCGTGTTAATTACCGTTTTACCGCTTGAAACTGCAAATACCGGTGTTAAGTTAGTAGGATCTTGATCCGTTATAATCGCAAACTTAGCGCCCTTAACTGCAAAGATAGGCTCTACGCCGTCGTTCACTAGGCCAATACTCGACTGCAAGCCGTTAACGCTGGTCTTTACGCCCCACAAAGAAGAGAATTTACCGTCATTTGTTGCCACGGTTTCGCCAAGTGTTTGCAGGCTGGCACCCACACTGTTACCGTTTTTGTCCTCAATAGCGGCTTTTAGCACCTGGCTGGCGCTACTAATTGCGCCGTCAGTGTTTGTTTTCGTGTAGTAGTTGGCCTGTAGTACCGCGCTTAAGTCGCCAATATCATCACCCACACTTGATTCAAGCGTAGTTACTGCTGAGCTAATGGCGCTATCTGTTGCTGTTTTAGTGTAGTAATTTGTTTGCAGCCCTGAATTAACAACGCCTATATCAGTGTCAATTTTAGAGCCTAGATTAGTTACTGCTGAGCTAAGCGCACTATCCGCCGCTGTTTTAGTGTAGTAGTTTGCCTGCAATACTGCGCCCAAACTTCCTATATCACTATCCAGCGTAGACTTTAAGGTGGTTACTGCTGAGCTAATCGCGCTATCCGTGGCTACCTTAGTGTAATAGTCCGTCTGCAAAACCGCATTCAAGTCGCCAATATCGCCATCAAGTGTTGACTTTAAAGCTGTAGTAGCCTGGCTTATTGCACTATCTGTATCGGTTTTTGTGTAGTAATTCTGCGACAATCCAGCGCTTAAGTTGCCAATATCAGTATCAATTGTAGACTTTAGCCCGGTAACAGCTGAGCTTATAGCTAAGCCTGTTTCAGTAGTTGTTGAATAGTTAACGTATAAATCAGCACCAACACTTGATCCGTTAGGGTCCTCAATGGCGCTTTTAAGTTGCGTCGTCGCTTCTGCAATGGCGCTATCTGCCGATGCCTTTGTATAATAATTGGTTTGTAGCTCTGCCGTTACAGTCTCTAAAGCTTCATCGTCGCCGCCTTTTATGGCAGCACGCAAAGCCATATCTGCACTGGCTATTGCCTCGTTAACGTCTGCGCTAGTGAAGTAGTTATTTACTAAATCAGCCTTAACATCGCCAACACTGCTATCGAGCTTTAATAAATCCTGTGCGGTTGCCTGCGTCTTGCTGGCAAAAGTCTTTTGTAGCTGGTAAAGGTTTGAGTTACTTTCGTCAATCGACGTATTTAGCAGGGTAATGGATTCGGCTAGTGCTTCTTGCTCATTAGCAAAAACAGTTTGCTTGTTGATTATATCAGCCTCGGCTAGCGCTCTTCTGCCTTGCCCCAGGTCATTCGCTAATGCGTTTTCAATTACCGCTTGTGCGCTTGGCTCAAACTCTGCCCTAAGTTGCTGGTTAGTCGTTGCCGTTGATTTGTCCGCATCCACCTTAGTTTGAAAGTCATTAAATAACGTAGCGCCCAGGCTGTTGCCTTCCGGATCTTCAATCTCACTTTTTAAAACAGTTGTTGCCTGGCTGATTGCCGTATCGGTATCTGTCTCTGTGCGATAGTTGTTTTGCAGATCTGCGGCCACCTCGCCAATATCACCATCCAGTGTGGATTTTAATGTTGTGGTTGCCTGGCTTATTGCCTGATCCGTTTGCGTGCTGGTTAAATAATTAGTCTGTAAGTCTGAGGCTACCGCACCTATATCGCCGTCCAGCGTAGATTTTAACGCCGTAGTCGCCTGGCTAATGGCGCTGTCAGTGTTAGTTTTCGTGTAGTAGTTAGTCTGCAAATCCGATGCTACTGTGCCAATTTCGCCATCAAGTGTAGATTTTAGTGCCGTAGTTGCTTGGCTTATTGCGCTGGTTGTATCTGTCTTGGTTGAGAAATTGGTGTAAATATCTGCCGCTAAGCTATCTCCGGCAGGATCTTCGATTGCGCTTTTAAGTTGCTGGGTTGCCTGGGATATAGCTAAATTTGTTTCTGCTGTCGTAGAGTGGTTGTTCTGCAAGTCCGCCGCAACACTTCCTATATCGCCGTCTAAAACAGATTTAAGCGCTGTAGTAGCTTCGCTTATCGCCTGGTTAGATTGCGTGCTTGTTAGGTAGTTAGTTTGTAGGTCTGCGGCTACTGAGCTTATATCATCGTCTATTGTCGATTTTAATAAGGTATTCGCTTGGCTAATGGCTTCATCTGTTTGCGTGCTAGTTAAATAGTTAGTCTGCAAGTCGGACGAAACCGCACCTATATCGCCATCGAGTGTAGATTTTAGCGCTGTTGTCGCTTCACTAATGGCGCTAGTTGTATCAGCCTTGGTTGAAAAGTTAGTGTAAATATCCGCCGCTAAACTGTCGCCGGCGGGATCTTCAATAGCACTTTTTAACTGCTGGGTCGCTTCTGAAATGGCGAGATTTGTTTGCGCTGTAGTAGAGTGATTGTTTTGCAAGTCCGCAGTAACGCTACCTATGTCACTATCTAAAACAGATTTAAGGGCCGTTGTGGCCTCACTTATCGCGCTATCTGCTTGAGTGCTTGTGTAGTAAGCATTAAACAAGGTTGCGCCCAGGCTACTACCTTCCGGATCTTCAATAGCCGATTTTAGCAGTTGGTTAGCCTGTGCTATTGCGCTGTCCGCATCCGTTTTGGTGTAGTAGTTTTGCTCTATTCCTGCACTAAGTTCGCCTATATCACTATCAACGTCTGAGCGAAGCGCAGTAACAGCCGAGCTTATAGCGCTGTCCGCATCGACCTTAGTATAAATGTTTTCATAAATTTCAGCTGATAAACCGGTGACGCTTGCGTTTAACTGCGTGGTTAGCTCGCTTAGTGCGTTATCAGTATCAGTTTTGGTGTAGTAGTTCACCTGTAGGTTGGCGGCTACACTATCCCCTGCAGGATCTTCTATTTCAGATTTAAGGGCCAAAACCGCATTAGCTATCGCTTCTGTTGTCGTGGCCGATGTGTCATAGCTATTTAATAGCGTTGCTGATACGTCGCCTATGCTTGACTCTAGTTTGTTAAACTCCTTCGCAGTTGCTAGCACGTTGCCAGCATACGTTTCTTTCAAGGTATATAGCTCTGCCTGGCTGTCGCCAAATTCAGAACGTAGCGCAAAAATAGACTCAGCAAGCGCGCCCTGATCATCAACAAAGGTTTTCTGTTGCGATATTATCTCTGCTGCAAATTTTAGCTGCTTGTTGTTTGCCTCATCATTGGCAAGGGCGTTTTCAATAACCGCTTCGCTTAGTGGTTGGTACTCTGCCCTTAGCTGCGTATTAAGTTCAGCCAATGCGCCGTCGGTGTCTGTTTTGGTGTAGTACCGATTAAACAGTTCAGCACCCAGGCTATCCCCTTGCGGATCTTCAATAGTTGTCTTTAGTAAGGTTGTCGCCTCACTGATAGCGCTATCTGTTGCTACATTGGTGTAGTAGTTAGTTTGCAGGTCGGCTTCGATGGATTGAACGGCGTCGCTATTGCCATCATCAATAACCTGCATAAGCTCAGATCTAAGCGCGGTAACGCTACCGGCTATGCTGCTATCCGCATCCGTTTTGGTGTAAAAGTTGTTATATACATCAGACTGCAGGTTATCTAGGTTAGTGTTTAGCTGTGTGGTCGCTTCACTAATTGCCAGGTTAACTTCTGTCTTAGTTGAGTAGTCGGTAAAAAGCGTAGCGCCCAGGCTGTTGCCCTCTGGATCTTCAATCTCAGATTTTAAAAGCTGCGTAGCCTGGCTAATGGCTGAGTTGGTGCCTACTTTTGTAAGGTAGTTATCTTGTAGCTCAGTAGTTACATTACCTATATCACTATCAAGCGCTGATTTTAAAGCCGTTGTAGCCGAGCTTATCGCGCCGTCCGCTTGTGTTTTTGTGTAGTAGTTAGTTTGCAGGTCCGCACTAAAGTCCTGGAATAAAGCGGTGTCGCCATCCTCGATAACCTTGCTTAATTCAGATCTGAGCGCAGTTACACTTCCTGATATGGCGGTATCTGCCTCAACTTTCGTATATACGTTTTGGTAAATATCTGCTTCGGCACTATCAATGTTCGAGTTCAGCTGCGTAGTTGCTTCACTAATAGCTTGGTCTATATCTACCGTAGTAGAATATTCAGTAGCCAAAGTCGCACCAATGCTAGTGCCTAGCGGGTCCTCAATTGCTGATTTTAATAACTGTGTCGCCTGGCTTATTGCGCTGTCTGTGCTGGCTATGGTGTAGTAATTGCTGCCCAGGTCCGCACTTATCGCGCCAATGTCACCATCCAAGGTTGATTTAAGCTCAGTCGTCGCCTGGCTTATAGCCTCATTTGTAGTTGTGGTAGTCGAGTAGTTATTAAATAAAGTTGCGCCAACACTTGAGCCTAACGGGTTTTCTATTTCAGATTTTAAAAGCTGCGTCGCTGCTGATACCGCCTGATCCGCTTCCGCACTTGTATAATAATCGCTTGTAAGTGTGGCATTTATTGTATCTATCTGATCGGTTGCGCCGGTAATTTCTGAGCTTAATAGCGTAGTCGCCTGGCTTATTGCGCTATCCGTATCGGTTTTAGTGTAGTAATCGGTTTTAAGTGAGGCCCCTATACTATCGCCTTCCGGGTTTTCAATATCGCTTTTTAGTTGCAAGCCATAAGCCGCAATGGCGCTATCTGTAGCAATGCTTGTGTAATAGTCGTTGTTTATTAATGCGCCCAGGCTGGTACCCGCCGGGTTCTCTATTGCTGATTTTAGCTGCTCTGCTGAAAAGCTAATCGCGCTGTCCGCATCGACTTTAGTGTAATGCTGCGATTTAAGTTGAGCGCCAACACTGCTACCCAATGGATCTTCAATTTGCGCCTTTATATCCTGGGTCGCTTGAGCAATTGCCTGATCTGTAGTTGTTTTAGTGTAATAGGTACTCTCTATATCACCAGATAGCGCTAAGCCCGACTCTTCTATTTCAGTGCGTATGGTTTGTGACGCGGCGGCTATCGCTTCGTTTGCTTCTGTTTTAGTTAAAAAATCAGACTCAATACGGGCATTCACATTTTCTAAAGACGATTCAAACGCTATTAGCTTTGTCGTATTGCTTTGCCAATTGGTATCATTTACCGACGCGCTTTCAATTAGCTGCCTAGCTAAAGTTTCGCTGCTTGCTTCTACCGATTCAACTCTTTGTTTTGCTGTATCTGCAATAGCTTTGATTTCTGCTGATTCGCCAGTTAAGTCTATTAAGTCCTGGCGAATAGCTGGTATCTCAACATTTATCGCACTAACATCGCTTTTAATGTCCGGTATTTCTAGCAGGTTTTTATCAACGTCTATTCTTAACGCTGGAATATCTACCAGGTTTTTATCAACGTCCGCCCTTAATGCAGGAACATCTACATTTAGCTGATCAATGTCAGTCTTTAATTTTGGTATTTCAGTCAGCTTTATTTTATCAACATCAAGCTTAAGCGGGGGTATTGCTGCAAGGTTACTATCAACATCAACGCGTAATGAGTCAGCGTCAATGCGCAGTTGGTCGGCGTCGGCTCCAAAGCTATCAACGTCTACTTTTAATTTCGGTATCTCAACCGTGATCACTTCGTTTAAAGTAAAATCTATTTCCGGTATCTTCCCTATTTCAGACGTTAGGAAATCCCCCAGGTGCGAGCCTTCAATTTTCCCGCCTATTTCATCAAGTATAGACGCCGCAGACTCAACAGTTTTAGCATAGATACCTTTTGCGCCCTGCGTAGGGCCTTTCATATCAGCAACGTTTACAAAGCGAACCCAATAGTAAAATTCAGCACCCATGTTTACTGAGTCGCTAAATACGTCCGCCACTTCGGTAGCTATAAGCGTAGCTGTGTTGTACGCGTCTGTTTCGCTGCGCCAAATTTCAGCGTAAGCGTGACCTCGATAAGTTGGGCGGTCCCAGGTTAGTGCTATAAACGTAAAGCCGCCGGTAGCGCTAAGGTTTACTGGTGCGTGCGGGCGCTGAATACCACCTACAACAATGGGTAAGCCACCGCTATTGTTGCCACCCTTTGCGCTATTGATTAGCGCATTGCGTTTCATATCATCTAAGTTAACCAGGTCCTTAACTAATAGCGCGCGGTTTTCACCACTACCACGTTGCCCGGTTAATATTTCAATGTTCTCTGTGATCGCGCCTTCTGATTGGCTTTGCTTTGCCTTTCGAGCAATACCCGAAAAGCCACCTTTTGTTAACTTAGCCATTTAAGCCGCTACCTCTTGCATCGTTGTCGCAATCGACACGCTATGAATTGTACCCTTGCCGTAAACTTCAAAGGACCATGAATTACCGCGCGTGTTTGGCAGTCTAAATGCTGATTTAGGTATTTGCCCTGGCGCTAAATGTAATACCTCCACTTCGTCGGCGTAAATGCGCAGCCCTGCAAGCTCCGTGTCTACGCCTTTTACCATTGCACATGCAAAGCTTAGGTCGTTAGCTATAAACGCCTTAGACTTCCACTCGTAGCTCATAACTGCGGGGCCAGCCTCCCACTTGCTAAGGTTTTTACCTTGGCAAATGTAAAGCGCATCATCAACCAGGCTGTTAAAGCCACAATTGGCTGTCGCTGTAAAATGCCTAAAATCGCCATCTGTAGGGTCAAATATAAATGCCTTATCTAAATTGGCACCGTAAAACGCCAGGTAGCGCCCTTCCTGGTGGTACGCCTCAATCGTGCTTGGCTCATATTCCTGCCACTGCTCGCGAGTAATTATCTGCCCGGTAAGCATGGATAGCCCACCACCGTTAAGGCCTATTAAACCATCGGGGCTTGCGTAAATAAGTGAGCCATTAACAATAACCGCCGATCGCGCGCTGGTGCATGACTGGTTAGATTCAAGCTTTTGCCCGGCCATTGAGTCAGGGCTAATGCCACTAAATAAATACGGGTAGCCCTCTGTGAGTACCGCCAGCGTATTGCCAAGTGCTGCACACGTTACTATTTTATGCTCGGTTGTTAGTTGGTACCCGGTAGGCCAGGCATATGGTAAGTAGGACTCACTAAAGCAAACGGTACTATCAAAAAAGCCAGCTAAGATACCGTTAGCCATCGACGTTAAGCCGATCATGTTTTCGTTTGGCATTTCATAGTCGTAAGTATCAAGCGATGATCCCAGCTCGTCGGTAGATATATCGTCAACAAATAGGTTTTGTGAAATAGGAATTTCAGCAACAAACAAGTAATCAGCTATGCCGCCGCCGGTTGCCGTTCGGTATATTCGTCGGTGCGTGATGTTCGACGCGTTCACGTTAGGCGGTGAAAACGATAGCTTTACATGCGTACCTTCTTCATTGGGGTATCTAATATCAATACGCTGCGACGCTTCACCTGGCGGGCCTTCTTCGCCTTGCTCAGTAACAAACGTGTGCGTGTAATAACGCGTTTCATCATCGTTGGGATCAACTTCCTCGGTAGCCGCATCATTAACAATGGCGATTATCGGCACTTCTGGCGACTGAATACCCAGGCGGTAATCATTAGCTGGCATGATAGCGCCACTAAAAATAGTGTTGTTCGTTACCTTCGGGTACCCGTCACCGGTAAAGTAAACCCGTTGCCATGGATCGTTAGCCACCGGACTTGCTACCGCGTTAACCGCTTTATCCCATGAGAACCAATACTCATTTAAGTGCTTGTAAATAGTTTTCGCGTTAGAAATAACGGATATACCAGTCAGTAACGGGCTTTTGAGTGGCGATAAGTTGCCATTATCAAAGTGGCAGCCATAGGCTTTAGCGGCTGATTCGTTAGGGAGCAAGCGCGGATCAACTTTAGGCCGTTCACCGGCAAATGTTTTAACGGATATGGCAGGCATAGTATTCGCTTATAGTTAGATTAAATGTTTAATTGCTGCTGTGGGGCGGGTTATCTGAGCTTGATTACTTTGCTTTCCCATTTGTGCGCGCGCTTGCAATGGTTATCCCCATCAAAAGGGCGCGCTAAAAAGTCAATGACAAGCATTTGGTACCGGTAGCGTTTATCGTGCGACAACCTAAAGCTGCGCGCTGATATAGACTCAAGCCTGGTACCATGACAAATACTGCAAATAGCAATGTCTATGCTATACAAACTATTAAAAGCCCAAGTGCTACCTGCAAATGCAAATACAGATAAAATTACAAAGGGCCATATAAACAAAAGGCCACATAAAATGTAGCCTATTAACGTTCTAAGGGTTTTAAGTGCGGTCAATGTAATTGCCCCTATTCAAAGTAGGCTTTTCGAGCAAGGATAAACTGCAAACCAAACTGTTTAAACTCTGCTTCATCTGCCAGCTCTACAACCTGCTCGCCGGTCGCTGTTTCAGCATTAAATTTAATAGGGAAAAATTGCCCTTGCGCATCAAATTCGGTAGCCAAGTCAAAGGCGGACTTCAAAGCAGATAGCCCGTTTTGGTTGGTTTCGTTCAGCGATACGTTAACGCCTTTTATATCTATACCCACCATCTTAGATAGCTTTCTTTGATACGGCGCTAGCACTTGCTCAACGGTTCTAGCTTCGGGGCGCAATGGCTCAGTAGGTAGGGGCTTAGGCTCTGCTTCGGTTATTGTGCCATCTTCGTTTGCTATTGGCTCAGGTAAGTTAGCGTTGTACTCGTTTGCTTCGTTAAGCTCAACCAAGTAGTTAAAGTAGTCTTGCGCCCAACCCCACTGCTCGCCTAAGCTTACTAGCCCCGCAAACACGTTGATCACTGCCACAGGTTTACCGAGCGAAATTAATCGCTCAATATCTTGCTCAGTTTTAGTGTCTGGTCGCTGTAGCAGTTGGGGCAAACCCTGCTCAGTCAAAACAGGGCCTTGCTCTTCATCTAATACGATGAACTCAATTAGTTTACTTGTCATTTTTTATCCACCCTAATGGTTCTACGATTTGTGCTGTTCCGTAAATAACCTTTGCACCGTTGTCGTCTAGGCGTGTTGATTTACCATCTACGATATGTATCTGATTGTCGTCTCCTACGCCCGCGCCCAAAGCTTCAGCTTTTAGTTCGGTGTACGCGTAGTTTACAAAACCTTGCTGATTATTAAGTACGTTGTAGTTAAGTGCCTTCACTGCTGGATTTTCTGGGATAATAGATAAATTAATAGGTGTGTGGGTGGTTATAGCTTCCTTGGCATCGGTTAATCTCTTATCCGTATTGATACTAAGGCTTAAGGTCTTTTGATTTTCTGGGTACGCTGCGACTGTATATCGGTCTGTAACTTTAGAAATCAAGCTATAACAAAAATCGGATGAACTTTGGTAGTTATTATCTCCCTGAGTAAAGGCTGTGGCGTGAACAACCCCTACCCCTTTTTCCCCACCATAAACGGGGCTATTACTAGCTCCTTCGGTCATCCTTGCCTTAGTAGTGTACATAAGCATAAGGATATAGTCGGCGGATAGACTCGGAAAGCTAACCGTATTCTCTCTCTCTGAAAAGACGGCTAAGCTACTAATAGTATGGCCCGTCCAGGTAACTCCTAAATCCGTAGTTCTGTATACTTTCGTGACGTCCTTAGCTTTTCTGGATAGCTTCCGAGGCTGACTCACTCCGTCGGGCAAAATAGGGTGCCAACTGCCAAGCCATCCGCTTTTCAAATCCTTACAAAGTAGAATATTTGAAGGCGTACCTATAACTTCAGCGTGACTGAACTCACCCGCGATTGAGCTCGCTTCGGGCGTTCGATGAATGACATAAATAGTAGGGGTATCGCCCCAAGCTGCGGGGTAGTATATTGATTTAGAGCGGCTTACGTCATGCGCCGCTGGGGGTATGTCGTCACTATGGATAACTTCTTTAGTTGCACTGTTAACTAGGTAGTAATCCAGCGTCTCACCCGAAGCCATATTAACACCAATATTTCTAAGCCTACTGTCTTGGTACAGGTAATTAGGTACGGCACCCGAAAAGCCATCACTAATCACTTCCAATTTATCTACTTTAGTGCGGGCCAGATTTTCACGCCCGCGATACTTACCGGACTTAACATTCAAATCAGCTTCAACAAAATCTTCTTGAGTTAATCCCCAAGCTGAGTAGCGCATATCACGACAAAGGCCACCGTGACCGCTGGCGTAAATAGTGTCATGGTTTCGGCCATCTGGGCGGGCGGGTTCACTCCCTATACTACCGGAGCCCTGTTGGGCGGTAGATTTCAAGGTGAAAGCCTGCTGTCTAGTCGTCGCCACCATGCCTAGAGACGGTAAACTGCCGATTTCCCTCCAGTCATAGCGATAAGCTAGGTTATACTCATCTAAGGTGCCGCCCCCCCACTTAGCCGTTCCTGAGGGGTTAAAGCTAGGATGGTACGCTCCTTGGTTAAGCCTATTCACAGAGCCGCACACTAGGAAGTAGTTATCCTCTGGAATGCCGTGATTAACATTGGTAAAAACCCCTAAAAAGGGATTTTTGTTTGATGTATGTTCTCGGCCTACGTACGTTGTTGCCCATGCCGGAGGCTCCAACGCGCCACGCGATCCTTGGATTTGCACTGTAGTTGCTAGGTGCTGTGCGAATCCTAATGTGTCTGCCTTTTGCGGTCTAGAAGTTCGCCAGTCACCATTACCCGCACCCGCAAAGCTGCGACCACGGACACACCATTGATAAAATTTACCTGTCGCATCATCAAAATAAATATTGTTTGCGGGGTCGCTAGCTATTTTAATGCGATTAGCTTCACTTGCTGTTTGCCAGTTAACCCCCCGCCCACGTATCGGGGCGTCGCCCTCGAACCATGAAAAGTATGTTTCGGGCCGCGAAGTATCAACAAAGGTTGCCACCCCATTAATATCCCCCGCTAGGGATTGGATCAAGCCATTAGCATAGACAAACGGGTCATCATCCTTCACTTCACGCAAGTACGCTTCAAACCCCCACATATCTACACGGTCCGTAACCACTTTATTAGTTGCTGTTTCACTAGCAAAAGCTATTTCGGGGGTTGCGTGAGTTACCGATAATCCTGTGGCGCTATCGTATGTACGCGTACCATCTTCCGCCGGAGGTAGCCGCACACTGTTATTATCAGTTTCATGGGCCGCCCTGCCTATCTGTCTTAAGTTAGTAACCACTCCACCAATATTGAGTTTCGGGAAATGGGTCACGGACTTGCCAAAGATATTATTACTTACAGGGCTTACCCCTAAACGAAATTGATTAACCCAATGCTGACTTTCCACGGAGGATAAACCTTCCCCTACGTTTTCAGAGAGCGTGGTTTGCTTACCAAAATACACGAACCCACTGGCTGCAAACATTTCGTTATTCACAGCACGTCTAGCTTCAAACTCTACTTTACGCATAGCCCAAGGGAATGGGTGAATTTCATCTAACTCAGCCAAGCGGTTGTCATGGTCACGCACCATCTGCGATGGTGTTTTAAGCGACTGCGTAATGCCGTGACTATCGGTTAGTGTTTCGCTGGCGCTGTTAGAGTTTAACCAGGTACGCAGCTCATCTAAAAACAATTGCTTTTGATTGAACTGTACTGATACCTGGCCCGCAATGCGCGTTAATATCGTGCCGGACGTATTGCGCACAATGGCGTAAGCTTTACCCGTACCTGTGGCACCTTCAAAGCCGCGATCAAGCGTAATGCTGGTATCACTTGCCACCGCAGTTACTTCATACCAGGTCTTTGCATCTAGGGTAAAAATATCACCTACCGCAATAGCAATAACATCGTTTTGCCAGTTAGTTGCTACACCGGTTACTATTTGATTGTTTTTAGTTACGTTTACCGTACCTACGCGATACCACGCGCCTGCGCTTGCTGTCATGTTAGTTGCCCTTTTCTTCGCTCATCATCGCTACGTCAGCCTGGCTCTTTTCGCCTAGCTGGCTTCTAAATGCGTTCATGTGCATTTGGCTCTTGTTTGGGTTAGCCGCATATTCAGCATCTTTCATATACGCGCGGTACAAAACCCATTCAATAATGGCGTTTACATACACATCATCAAGCGCAATAACTTCGCCCGAATCATTGGCCGCTGAATCAATTGCCGGCGGTGCCTTTGAATAAACTAAGGTCAACTCAATGCCAGGCGTAACGCCAGGGTAAACATAAAATGTTTTAGGGTTGCGCTCGTCGTAGATATAAAGCTCTACTTCGGTAGCGGTTTTGCCCGCATACCAGGTATCGTAGTTATCATCTAGAACTTGGCGATTATAAGGGCCACGAATAGCTTTGCCGCTAGCGTTACGCGGTATATCAATTAATTTAAGCGCATCGGCTGGTAATGACTGTTTTACCCCGATAACACATGCAAAGTCGTCAACGTCAACGGTGTAAGAGTCAGGGCGGCGCAATACAATGGCGCGCTGTGCATCGTTTAAGTAATTTAATAGCTCGTCTTTAGGCCAGCGAGTAAAGCCAGGATCGTTTAGTAACTTATTAACGCGCTGCATGATTTCATTTGATGTAATTATAGCCATTAGAAAAATACTCTTGGTTGTGTTGGTCTTTGCTCGCCCAGGGCTTCAATAGCAACCTGGAAGGCATCGCGGTAGCCATCGGTAAAACGGCGTTTAAAGTAGTCAGACTTTGATAAGTCGGTCCATTGGGTGTTAGGCATCATCGACAGGTTCGCGGCTGCACCATCTGCGATAGCATCGGCCCACCGGTTAACAATGGTGTTATCTGCTTCAAATTCATTAGGCAGCATAAATTGCGGGGCGATATGGTAAAACACACGTAATTTTGCAGTAGTGCCGAGCGCTGTTACTTTACCGCCGGTAGATACAGTGTAATCTTGTGCGCTTTTAAGCTCGCGCCCATTAGCATCCAATACAAAATCAACACTCACAAATACATGTTCATCATCAATAACAAGCGCGCCGTCTTGCCCTTGCTCAATTTCTTGAATGCGGGCCAAAAAGCGCGACTCATAACAAAACTTTTGATAGGCGCGACCTAGTTGGTCCTTTGCCATTTGATCAAGAACGCCCCCGCAGCGCTCACGAACTAACGGGATCAAGCTAGATAGTTGCGCCATTGGTTACTCTCCGCCGTTTTCAGTGGCAGTTAGTGCACGTACTGCGTCACGTACTCTTAGCTTGTAAGCAGGTAACGGCTTTTTAGCGCCTTCAATAACCAGATCGTGCGCAACAACGAAGGTATCAAGCTGTGAAGAACTGTATTTGCCCAGGTCGATAGTTTCGCCGCTAATTTCAACGGTAAGGTCCGCATCTTTAATGGCTTTCTGCTTAGCTTCTTCCGCGGCTAAACGCTTTTGCTGTTCCGCTTCTTGCTCTGCTTCTAGTCGTTCAATAACGTCTTTAAGCTCAGACTCAAGAACCCACACTTTTGGGTAACTTAAAAAGCGTTGCAGTAAATCATTATCTACGGGTACCGGCTCTAGCTGTTTAAATACTAAGCGCGTACCGCATACGGTGTCTTTTTTAAATGGCTTGCTGCCAATGTAGACAATATTAGTTTTGGTAGTCATGGTCATTCCCAATAAAAAAGCCCCGCAAACGCAGGGCTAGATTTAAACGTGTATCGAAAAAGGCTTAGTAACCTTTGTAGCGGTACTCAATTTGCAGTACCACTTCGCCGGTAGCTGCGCCAGTGCCGGTATTCTTGACCACTAAGTCGCTAGGACCTTCATCGCCAATGTAGTGCGGCTTAATGTAAGTGACGCCGTTGTCCGCTGCTACTGTTGAGAACGCAGCTAAATCGGTTGAGTCGCCATTGCGATTAACCACTTGTGCTGTCACTTCTGTATCAGCACCAAGCGCTTCATTAACAATGCGAACGGCTGTGATTTGTGTACCGATAGGTAGGTTTGCAGACGCAACCGCCACGCCACTTACTGCTAAAGCTGATAATGCCAGGGTAACGCTGTGCATTGATAAATTGCCCGCAGCGCCTTTGTAAAATGTTTCTTTCATGGTGTTATTCCAATTAGTTAACGAATAAAAGGCGACCTAAGCCGCCAGCTAAATTAAAGCGTAACGGCGGTATCAAGGACCATAGTGCCGTAATCGTTTACGCGGCCTGTCTTATCAGAGAAGCGTACTTTCTTACAGCCATTCATCCATACGATTGCTGTTTCATTGGCGTTGCCATGGTCGGTTTTCTCAGTAGTCATAGAGAAGTGCGAGCCTGAATCAGACTTACCGTATGCGTTAGCAAGTGCCTGGCCACCTAATAAGATAGCGCGGTCAATGTCTACGCCTGCAGTAACCTGTTTGGTCGTTGCAAGTCTGTCATTGTTAGACACTGTAACCGTATCGCCTGCATAGAAGCGTACTGGCTTACGATATTGACGAACAAGAATGTTGCGCCACATGATCACATCACCTTTGAATACCGGGTGATTAAAGCCGGTACCACGTTTGATAGCGCGTGATTGTAGCTCTTGCAATTTCTTATCAGTCGCAGAAGCCCATAGGTCACGCCATTGACGCGGAGTAACAAATAGTAAGAAGAACGGTGACTCATTCGCCATCTGATCGGCTTCAAACGTGATGTTCTTCATCGGATTTGATTGCTCTTCAAGAATAAGCGCTAAATCATCTAGCTTTTCTAGCGTCATAATATCCGCAGCATCAATGCTTTCAAGGCTAGTCGCATCACCACCAAAGATATGGCGGTCATATGTAGGTGCCAATACTTCGTTAACCATGATTTCTTTAAACTCTTCATGGCTTTCAAGTGGGATAATAATATCGTCCGGTGCAAACGAACCGCGCGCGCCCGCCAAGTGGTACATAGCCACTTCGTCTTTAAGGTCGTTGTAGTAGTTGCCTAACAGCGTTTTAGCTGTTGTAAGCAAGTTATGCTTAGTACGTTTTTGTGACATTTTGCCACCGCTATCAACCATCTTACGGCCTTGGTCAATGCGCAATTCAAATACTGTCTTGCTTAAGCTCTCGCCTCGGCCTTCTAGTTTTTTATCGCCCATCGTTGGCAAACCGCCTAGATTATGGAACAAGTCCATTTCTACCGCGTCGCCTGCTTGGCTTTGTAAGTCGTTGATCATAACAATAGGTGCGCCCTTTTCAGTTTGCTTTTTGTTATGTGCCGTGTCTGCTTTTGCTGCTTGTGGAGCTGCGCCGGTTAACATATTCACAAACGTATTTTGACGACGAGTGTGGGTAAACAGGGCAGCGCCAAACGCCTTAGCCGCTTGCGCTTTAGTAATTGTGCTCATTTTAATTTCCTAGAGAAAATCTGACGCGCTCTCAAGCATCGCCTCAATTTGCGCTTCGGTCATACTTGCCATTTGATCCGTGATAGTACCGGCATCTTTATCTAGTAAGTTTGCGTTAGCGCTTGAGTCGTTGGCTTGCGAGCCTAAATCAGTTGGGGTATTTGGGATTGGTGCAGACGTTCCGTTGTTGCTTGGCTTAGGCTTATGCTGTTCGCCAAACGCGTTCTGAACACGCTTTTCAACTTCTTTAAAACGTTCTGCTACTGGTTTGTTTGCAAACAATGGGTCTTTTGCGAGCTTGTCATCAATAACCTTTGCCATGTCCCACTTATCAACGTCACTTTCCATCCACTGCTTTAAATGCTGTGAACTAGAAAACGCGGTTTGCACTTCATTTTGTGAAGCGGGTTGCTGTGGTTCTGGCTGGCTCTTGCTGCCGTATTGCTGAATTTGGTTAGCAAGTTCACTAACTAATTCACCTAGCTCTGGGTATTCGTCTTTAATACGATTCATTAGCTCAGGATCTTTAAGCATTTCGCCTGGCAGTTTGCGCGGGTCCATTCCAGCCTCTTTTAACTGGCTGCTGTGTAACTCTGCTACACGCTTGGTTTCAGCAAACTGACTTTCAAGTTCCGCCTTTTCTGTGGTTAGTCGCTCACGCTCTGCTTCGGCTGCTGCTGCTCGCTCTCGCGTTTGTACAAGTACGTCATACGGTAAACTGTGCTGACCGTTCTTGCTGCTTACCTCCGTTGCTTTTACGTAATACTCACCATCAATTTCAACGTAACCCTCTGGCGCTTCACCTTCTTTGGTTGACGACTCCCCTTCTACGTCTGTTTTAGTTGATGCTTCGCTTGCTTCCTGCTTTGGCTCTGCTGCAGGTGCTTCTTCTTTGATTTCTACTACAGGCTCTTTTTCGCCATCTTCGTCACCAAATAGTGTTTCACCTTCAATATCAAGACCAGCTAGTGCTGCCTCGATTTCTTCGTCAGTGCCATTTGCTAATATCTCGTCTAGTTCGTCCACTTTATTACCCCATTGACCATTTAACGTATGGCTACGAAAATTAAAATTCAGGCGTATCGCTGCCCCTGCGAGTTTGTGCATCGCACAAAAAAGCCGCCTTGAGTTAACAAAGCGGCTTAATTTCTGCGTAGTACGTGTTTTTTATCTAGCCTGCGTGAATAGCTTGCTTAACGATAGCGCTAAAAATATAGTCCTTGGCTTGCTGCTCTACTGGTAGGTGATGAAACGGTACCATGCAAGGATGCTGTTTTTTATTGGCGTCTTTCACCTTGCCATACTTCCAGCCAGCAACTACTTTTTCAGCCATCCAGCTTTCGTGTGAAGCGCTTGCTGGTGCGTCAGGGTTTAAAATGTGGAACGCAACGCCTTTAATAGCAGAGTCAACTTGCCATTGTGGGGCCATTTCCCAACTTGGTTGATCTTCGCGTAATGCGGCGCAGTAAGCGCGGTTAACTTCATGGCACATTTTGGCAATGGCCTTGATCTGCTCCATATGCTCTGCCGGTATGTGGTCAAGACTTTCTAGTTGTTTCATCGCTACACCTGTATCGCGTCTAGTTGTTGTTGAATGTTCGCTTGTACGTTTGACTTCATAGCTGCTATTTCAGCGTTACTACGGCGCACTTCACTTAAAATCTTTTCAGTTTCAGCTATCAACTTGTCGTCTTTAACTTCTTCTGTTTCAGTTTTCTTCTGTAATTCAAGTATTTTGACTTTTAGCTGTTCGCGCTCAAGGGCTAACTTTTCCATATTGCCTTGGATCTCTTGCATTTGTAGCTCTTCCATCGCCTGTGCTTTTTCAGCCTGGGCTTGAGCTTGTGCAAGTTCATCTTCGTTCATATCCTCTTGCGGCTTAGGAATGTTTAACGCCTGGCGTAGTGTTGCTAAAAACTCTTCTTTGTTTGGTAGGTCCATCAATTCAACAAACATAGGCATAGTTGCTGCTTGTGCTTCTGGCGGTATCTGGCTCATTACATTGCTTAGTAGCGTTGCTTGCTGCTGTCGATACGTTGGTGTTGCTTTAACCGGTGCTAACGCTAAGTGACCTTTCCAGCGCGCTACATCGTTATCACGCTTGCCACTTTCATTTGGCTGGTTAAGTACAATCTGCTTACGCTTCGCTTTATCGTCGCGATTAGCGGTTACTTGCACGTTGTTTTGCGGCTTTAACTCTTCAATGATGAAAGCCAGTAGCAAGTCGCCTACGCGGTTACGTGAAAAGTGAAAGTTATCATTAAGCTCAGCAAGCGTTGTTGTGCCTTGCTCAACCAAGTTTGCAATGGCTACACCACTTACTGCGTTGCTGTCCTGGCCTAGCATCGAGTTATAAACGCCGGCTGTGTCCTGGATAAGCTTCATATCATTTTGCATTAAGTTAAACTGCTGCGCCGCAATGCCTACATCGTTTTGAATGCTTAACGCATCTGACGCCTTTAACTTGCTTTTACGGTCCGGGTTAAGTGGTATGTACCCGTCCGGCTTTTCGATTTCTTCTTTTAATCGGTCGTTACTTAACTGCGTCGCATCATCATCGGCTATTACTCGTCGTGCTTGTAGTAAGTAGTTAAGACGTATAACGCGTGCGTTAATGCCATCTTGTGCCGGTACCATGCGACTGATCAGTCCATAAGGTTCACCGCTTGCATCTTTTTGATAGCCAATGAAAGGTATTAGGTTATACATGCCGCCAGGCGCTTCACTTGGTCTATCAATAATCCTATGCGGGCCAACAAACCACGCTTCACGCACGTTAGGGAATGCAGCGTATTCAAGAGTAACCTTGCCGCTTTGTACCGCAGCCTGGTGAATATCGTTATTTTTATCGTATTCAATAACACGGCCATCGCTCATTTTAATGATGTGCGCGCGCTTCCATACTTTGTAGTAAATAACTTGCAGCAATACACGGTTGCGAGTTTGGTCCAGCCATTCGCTTTGTCCGCGTGTCCAGCTTTGGCTATCGTGCCAAGCGGAGTGTAATCCATGCTCTTCTACGTGCTTTTTATCTACCGTCTTGTAAAAATCTTCCCACAAATTAACTGAGTTCTTTAAAATTTCTTTGTGGTCCGGAAAAGTAGTAAGGGCTTCGTCCAGGTCTAGCCATTTTTTACGCAGCATCCAACGTGCATCACTGCGATCGGCTTCTTGTGCGTTCCAGTCCCACCACACTTCGCGACGGTGAATAAACTTAACGCGGTAAGCTGCTGCAAAAGGTATTGGATTTTTAGTAACTTCTACCCAACCAATGCCCGCTTTTAACTGGCTAGCGTAAGCATCCGAGCAAGCACGATCAGCATGAGATAAACGCCAGGCGTCTTTAAACTTTTCATTTAATGCTTTCGCTAATTCATCACCGTTTTCATCATCGGCAACAATCATTAGATCTGAACGTGATCGGGCTTCAAGGCCTAATACACCATCAATAGTTGGCCCAATCATGTTGTGCACTATTTCGGGCTGTCCGCGATCGCGTAATACTTTTCTTACCGCTTCGCTTAATTGGTCGCCGTCATAGTACGCACACGCTTTAGTTGCTGGCGTGCGCCAATCGGGTTGGCTGTCAATATCGCCAAGCAGGGTTAACAGCTTATCTAGCGTAAAGCCGTCTTTATTTGATTTTACGTGATCAGCCATCTGTTATCGTGCCATCCAAGAGTTAGGGTTATGGGGTGCTGGTGTATTGTCTTTAATTAGCCGCTTAGGCATTCTTACTCGCATTTCTTGCGCAATTGCATAGCTCATCACCTGATCATCAAACCCGCCAGGCTGTGCGCCCATGCGGCCTTTTTTATCGTAAACAAATGTATTGAGTTCATTAACTGTGCCGCGCCAAACAATGCCGTCTTTGTCGTGAGTAAGCAGCTCATCAAGGCCACTCGTTAAAATTGGCTTTGATTGCGCAGTTGTATTCCAGCCTACTTTGCGGGTTTCTTCGTCCGTATCTTCACGATCAATGTGCTCTTCCGTGTAAATCCGGCTCGTTGGGTAAATATCAACAAGCTCTTGAAGTGTTGCATGACCGTGATTGTTTCGCTCAATGCCGATATAAGCCTTGTTATACATTAATCCGATATGCTTATTTATATGTGCAAACCGCTTAGGGTCTATATGACCAAACCAATGCGCTACCTGTCGCCCGTCTGAACTGGCAACAACGTCTAATGAGCTGCGATCGCCATGTTCAAGTCCTTCTGCAACATCGCCGCCGATCGCATAATCTTCGTTATCGTCGGGTAATTCCCAAATAAGTAGGTACCCAAGCGTTGACTGAGCAAGTTTGTCGCCGCCTCTTACGCTTAAATCAACTTTACCGTTCATTTTTTTAAGCTTGCCGGTGTATGGCTCAATGTCATAAACAATTAATGGCTTAACGCATCGCCCTTCGGCACGCATTAAATCATCGCTATCAAATACTTTACGGCCCGACGTTAAAAAAGCCTCCATCGGTGTAGATGGATATTCCTGCTTCATCTTGCCTTTTTGGTTACGCTCTTTGCCTATGTACCAGCTAATTTGCTCGTCTGTTAGCGTTGCGCCGTTTGCCGCTTCAACTGACGCAAAGTATTTAACTTTTTCCTTTGAAAGTTTTAGGCCGCCTGGTGGTACCGGGGCTACATACTTAGGATCATCAAACCAAGGGTAAAAGTGAAACTTAAAATCTTGCTGTGATAAATCAATCCCGGACGCTAATAGCTCCATCGCATCGACTGACATATCAAAGAAATTGCCGGTTGCGCCTTCGGCTGTTGACTCTACAAATATGTAAGAGTCCTCATGTACGGCGTTAAACGAGCCCGATTGCACTTCATCTGCCCGCAATGGGTAGTTAGCGCATATCTTGCCGTATTCTGATACGTGTAAAACCTGCAGCGTTCCCGAACGAAACGATACTGCAACCCTTATCCACGAATCATTGTTAAATTTAATCCCGGTACCCGTCTTGCTTTTAACTGAGCGCTTGCCCGTCTTTAAGAAATTCGGTAGCCGTTCGTAGGGGTAAAGTATCTTTGACGAGAATATAGCGCCCGCTTCGTCTTTACCCTGAGCAATTACCCCGCACTGCCTGTTATCGTTAAACATGGCATGGTCCAGGATAAAAACCTGTATTGCTGTACTGAAGCCCAATTGCCGCGCTTTTAAGATAATGTTTAAAAACCACATCGTCATAAACAATACGGTTTGCGCTATACGGCAACGAAACAAAACCTCTTGGCCCTTTTCGTTAGCAATGATGTATAAGTTGTTTATGCGCCACCACCAACAATCTAGGTATGGGTCGCAGCGTTCAAACAACTCAGCTTCATCTAAATTAAAGCGCTCTTCTTGCGTAAGCCACGTGCTTTTGGGGTATTTAGCTGTTTTAGGCTGCATTATTGACTAACCACGGTATCTAAACCGCCAGTACGTTTATCAATATAATCATCAAGCTTACTGGTACCGCCTGCTTCTTTGCGTGCTTTAATCGCTTCATGCTCTGAAATTTCTGCCTGGTGCTTGCCGCGCTTAGTAGAATGAACCAGTGCTTTGGTCTGCTGTGTAATTCGTGATGTTTCAGCAATCAATTTACCGCGTGCAAGCGAGTCTGTTTTAATGCTCGATAATGTTTTAGTTATCGACTCAGCTCTGCAAACGTTTCTATCAAGCGACATTTCAGCTTTAAATAGCGACTCATAAAGTCGTGTTTTTGCATCATTGTCTGTTTCAGGGTTATCTAAAAGCTTTTGAATACCCTCAATAGCATCCATAACCATGTGAATGCGAGCGCGGCAAAGGTCTAGCTCATCTTCAAGTGTTGTACCTTCGACAAGTTGATTAATATTGTTTTCAAAATACTTTGAGTAACCACCATGCTTAACTATGCTTCGGTTTCTGGTACCAGGCTTAACGCCAGGTCTTTTTTTACCGTCTTTAGTCTTGCGCTGTTTAGGGGCATTCTTTAAATTCGCTTGCGGTAGTTTTATATATCGCCTGGCGGTGGCGTAATTCAGGCCATTGCTTTCGCAAAACTCAAGAGGCCCGATACCCTTTTCAGCATGCTCCTTTAAAAACAGCTCGTTTAAATCGGCCCATTTTGACACCGGCGATCATCCTTCATTACCCGCTTGTTGTAATGGTTTACATCATCGCCCGACAGTTTTGCCATGCGCGCACGATGAAATTCAGCATCTTCTTTGCGTTTTTGCAGCTCAATCTCAAGGCGGTGCTTTTGACTGCGCCAGTTAATGAAAAACGTTGCGGCTGTAAAGACTATTCCTAACAACAGGGCTAAAGTATTCAATGACATAAGACCGCCAGCAGCAGTGCCGATGCTTGCAGTGTAGCTATACACTGTTGTTTGCTTATCCATTGTCCAATGCCCATTGTTTAATTCGTTTAGTATTTTCATTGCAAGTATCTATCAAAGACTCCAGGTAGCGTGTGTAAGCTAATAAGCTAGCGGTATCGCTAACATTAGAATTTGATTTTGCCACTTCGCACGCCTGGTAAAACACCGCTGGCGGCAGTAGGTACTTGTACTGTGTTTGTACTATTGTTTCTGTTACAACTTTGGGGCTCCGCGTACTTGAGCAAGCTGATAGCATAATCAGGCACGCAATGATTAGCCCAGGCTTTAATTGTGCTGTCATTTGAACCCCTTAGTTTTTGAATGTTTTCTTGTGCGATGTTTATTTGTGAGTTGAGCAATGCAAGCTCATCACTGTGTTGGGCATTAATGGCCTCAAGTGATTTACGCTCTTTCAGTAGTTTTGCGTTGCTCTGCTCTGATAGCTTTACGCTTTGGCTTAAATATTTGTTTGTCTGCGCAGCTTTATCTAAAGCCAACTCTAAATTTTCGAGTGCTTGACCATCTGTTATAGACTTTTTTCTGAGGTTGTTCGCTGAGTAAGTAAGCGCCAGTATCGTGACTATTAACGCAGCTATAATAACTCGCTCTACGCTACCTAGAAATTTCAACATTACTACTAACTCCTTCTAGACACATTGTGCGTTCTTGCTCTCTGCGCTTAACAAGCCCCGTAAGCTTGCGCCCATTGGCATAAACCCAGCGAGTTAATTCATCACACGCTCGTAAGCGTTGATTTTCGTTTAGATATTTTAATAATGTGCTGCGCCTAAAGTTCCCGGCACCTACATTGTAATGAAATGATAAATAAGCCATGTGCTCACCGCGAGTGAGCGGGACCAATACAGCATGGTTTAACTGCTCGTCATGTTCAGCTAAGTCCTGCGCAAACAGATTTAAGCATTCATGCTCTGTATATTCCTTACCTGCGATAGCTGTAGCAGTATGCCCAAAGCAAGCTGTTTCAATGCCAACAGGGTCAACATAACCAACCAGCTCTTTACCTTCAAAGTTAGCAACCGTTACACCAACCGCAGCAAGAACACCTGTCAGTCCAAGCGCGATTAGGCTTTTAGCTTTTATAATCATAATGACCGGCCTGAATGAATTGCGATAAAGCGTAACCCTCAAGCTCCCACAGTTTATTGCGCGTTTCTTTTTCGCATTTCTCAATACAATACTTAACGCCCTTTTCAGCATTAAAATTGCGCTTATCTACACATGCCATTGTGGTGGTGGCTAAAGTAAACTCTGTTAGCCCAATTGGTAGAACGCTAACAACAAGCGTTGTTGTAGTCCCCTCTACTAATGACGGAATGTATCGAACCTGCTGCATTAGCTCTTCAATACGCTCAGGCGTAACTTTTGGAAACACCGCCCCGCTATCTTCAAAGTCTTTACACATTTCTTTATCGCTTGTCATAACGCCCACCTATAAATTTGTTTCGCGCATAAAAAAGCCCAACCGGTGAGGGCTGGGCTTAACTAAGGAATAAAATGGCTAATAAAACCTTACCATTGTGCGCATACGAAAAAGCCCGCAGTTAAGCGGGCTTTTCTAGCTAGGCGTAAAACACCTAACTTGTTGAAATATTAGCAATAAGCGCTATAAAATAAAGTAGATAGTTTATTTATTATTGATTTTCTTTTTCTCTAATTCATATATAGCCTGATTGAAGCGCCATTTAGCTTCTTTTTCATCTATTATACTAATAATATATTTATATCTTTTAGTAAGTTGATTAAGCCAGGCGTATGATCTGTCACTTGAGTCAAACTCCAGCTCAGATAGCTCCCCCATGCTATCTCTAATCACTTTTTCTATTTCTTCCACCTTCTTTTTCAATGGGCCTAATTCATCGCCTAACACCGCCCTACATTTCTCCACCTCAAATAATTTAGTGGAAAGAGCTGTTTTTTCTCTTTCTAGGTCAGATAGCTTTTTTAAATTTAAATTAACTTCCGCTTGCGAAGAAAGTAACTCCTTCTTCGCTTGAATCTCACTTTCTTGAGCTTTAATGTTATCGTTGACGAGCTGGTGCTGCTTCTCCTTTAACTGTGCAACCTCATCGACCAACTTTTGGTATTGAGCTTCAGTAACCATTTTTTTCCAGTTCAGCTTATTAAGCCAAAGGTTTAACTGATGTTCTGCAAATTGTTTTATTATCTCTACCGCATTATTGAGCCACGGAACAACACTTATAACCGCAACTGTAATTAAAACAGGAGTCAGCACTTCCCACTCAAAAGGTAAGCGTACAAGTTTTATGCTTGGCTTTAGTGGTTCATATAAAAACCAATAAATCAATTTCCAGTTCCAAGTACACGATACCCAAAAAAAAGTGAATAGAAACGGGCTAGCTAATCGCTCTCGAAATAAGTCTAATGTACTGCTATCATTTTGGTTGTTCATTTTACGTCCTTTTAAAACAAAAATCCGCTCAGTCATAAACTAAGCGGATTTCTTCAACATGGGAAATACTATATCAGGATTGGGGGGTTTGCAAGCTCTTAACTTCGACTTGATAGGCAACACTCTCGTCTAGCAAGCGTAAAATGTTATCTTCTATAGAAGATAACCTCTTATGGGACTCAATAAAATTATCAACCCCTGGGAAGGCAATTAACTTTAAGAATGCTTTATTTATAGATTTAATGTTTTTATCAAAGTCTTTTATGTAGTGAATTAAAAATATTCTATTGATATCTATACCAAGTTGTAGCTGGAAATTTTTTACATAATAATCTGCAAATCCATGTGCCTCTCCATATTCTAGTCTCACATTTCTATTTCTATATTCCTCGCTAGAAATATAATCCATAAAGCAGTTAAAGTATAAAAAGTAAAACTTTTCAATTTGCTGAATTGTTTCATCATTGATGATTAAAGATGGGTTTTTAGTCGTGCTGTTTTTAAATAGGAACCCATAACATATAACTGAATCAATATTATTAAATACAGAATGCTCAACAGCCAATAATTTCTGACAATATTTATCAAATTCTTCATGTGTTTTGTAAAAAAAATTTACTGAATTGTTAACCTCAGTAATCAAGTTGCTTTTTGCCTTTTGCTTTGACGAATGGAACCTCGCAACCATAACGCCAAAAACAATGCTAAGTGGCAATAAAGATATTGGAAATGAAAAATATTTAATAAATGCTGACACTTCTGATTGTGAAAATCCCAATCTAAATCCGCCATCGCTCCATAGCTGTAAAGAGAATATAATAATTATTGCGGCCGAAAACACAATAGGTAGAAATATAGCCAGCCTAAAAGAATAGTTCTTGTGCAATCCTTCACTCTCATCAATAGCAAAAACTTGCTTGTGCTTTGGTTTTTTTTCTGTATTACACATGCTAAATAGTATCCTTTATATTTCCACGATGCATGCGAACTGAGCTGCTAACTACACCCTCTAATGTAAACTCGTCACCCTCCTTGAGTTTATAAGGGCCGTACTCATCACTTGCAGATAAAAGCAGGTTATTTTTAAGGTCTGCTATTTTGCAAACATACTGGCCGTTAAGTACAGCAACGATCACATCACCAGGCTCTACACTTAAGCTTCTATCAATCATAAGTAAATCACCATCGAATATGCCAACACCTTCCATTGAGCGACCACTGGCGATGCCGTAGAAAGTGGCGTTTTTGTTTTTCTCAATTAAGCCTGATACGCCATGAGGTAAATCAAGATATAAATCAGCTTTGTTAAAATTACTATCAAGCATCCTTGAATAGCCCGTCTTTTACTGGGTCTGCGATATACATTAACTTAAAGCCATCATAACCAGTGGCGGCACTAAGTTTATCAAATAATTGGCTGGCGTTTTTGTGCATGTTTTCATCTATCGTTAGCATGAAATTAATCTCTGTTATTAAATCAAAATCTAAATGCTCGATCTCTATTGCGAATGGGCTTGCCTTTGTCATAACTTCAAATTTGAGCTGATTTAATTTTTCCTTAATTGCGTAAATTTGAGGCTTTAGTTTTTCAGCTTCCTCTTTAAATGTGGGCAATATGAAATCCAAAAAAGGCGCAAGTTGAGCTGGTGTGGCGTTTTTAGGTGTCCCTTCGAAATACTTTAACGCTTGGCTGGAGAGCTTATGATAATTATTCGGAGTTATTTTGGTAAAGCTTTCAAGAAATCTCTTCTCAATATACATCGTCTTAATTTCATGAATAGTAAAGTAGTATTCAGAAAGTGACAAAAGAAGCTCTTGAGCTGAGCTATGTTTGCTCTGGTCTAACCAAGAGCTACTAGTAAGCCAAGCAGCAATTAATAGCATGTTTGTTGTATAAGCAATGAGTACTGTAAATACAGCAATAACAACATCACTTAAACTGCCCCAGCTACCTCCTTTAACAAAAAAACCGTAAGCAAAAATTATGACCAGAACTAATATCACGTAAGTGAAAGTTATCCATTTAAAGCACCTTCCAAATTTCTCCATTATTCGCCTTCTCCTTTTTAGCAGTTTCGTCCATAGCTGTTAATTTATGGGTAACACACGCTGCCTTAGCGTCATTTTCACTTCATGCTTTAGTGCGCAGCAGGTGCACTCATGCGCATTATGTCGCAGTAATTGCGCAACTTATATGTGCGCAGTGGTTATTTTTAAATATTTTCAATGAGTTATTTGTTTTTATAGTGCGCAGTTATCGCTATACCTGCAATCTTTGCAATCTGGTGTAATGCACTCGTTAAATGTTAATCAAACACGAAGCTACCTTTACTGCTAATTATTGAATCTGTATCTGAAAACACTATCTAGCTTATGGCCAATCCCAATTAATGTACTGTTCTAATTGGTCTGCTAACTCTTCAGATGCGGCACCATCAACATGGTAGACGTGGTAATTATACTGCTGTCCAACAGGCACGTTTTGAAACGTATTAGCTTGATATGGGTTAAATGTACCAGGGTCGCCAATAGTAAAATAATCCGTGTTAATAGTTTTTAACCACGTAACCAGTATTGTCTTAGCTCGAGTTCTCTCAACATACTTTCTTGCAGCTTCGAGCGAATAACCTTTTGTGCATATGTCATCGACCAACAAAAGCGTTTTTCCATTAGCTAAAGGGGATTTCTTATAGACTGTTGTAAAGTTTTTTGTTGGGAACTTATTAAGCTTGATTGTATTAAGTTGATTATGATGATCTAAATGAACACGTTGATTTCTAGCAGTCTGAGATTTCAAAGCGGTTGTGTGGCGCTCTATGACATTATGTAAGTAACCTTTTCTAAAGCATTTAGCAAATGTCATAAGCTCATCATTCATTTTGTCATTGCCTACACTGGCTCTATGCCCAGGATAAGCTGCAACAAAGTCAATTCGTTTATGAATCCCAGTAAAGTACATACTCGTGACTAGTGCACCAAGCCAAAAATCAACATCACCTCTCCCCAAAAACTTAGCTGCAGCGCGCGCATTTTCTGAGTACTTCCTAAAAGCTTCTTTATAAGTGCTAAAAGGTGCTAACGCGTAATACTCTAAATCACCATCTTTTATTTCATGGCTCCAAAAATGCTCACGTAGACACAATGTATCTATGAACCTGGCAATTTCTTTTACCTCGTTAAACTCAAAGCCATAATCTGTATTATTTGCATACCAGGTTCCACGTAAAAATAATATATCTCCATTTAATGCTGTCCGCATGTCATCATCACTACTTCCTATATAGATAACTTCGTTTGATTCCCATCCCATTTTATCTAAGACATACTTAGTTGCTGCAGCTTGTGGCTTTGGTGGCACCTCGGGATTGCGTAACCTTGTAAATACAACAAGCTCATCGAATATTTCTTCTAGGTATTCGTACAAATCCCTTGGAACTCCACGATACGTAACAGTTCTTCTTCTATTTGCCAAAAGTACAGGTGTTATTCCACGGGTTTTGAAGTAATTCATAAGCTTTCTTACTTCAGTGAATACATCATTATCTATATTTCCAACATTTAAGATTGTATTCTCTACACTTAGTATTACACCTTTAAGTTTTTTTGCTGCCATGCTACTTCCTATATATCCATTTGAATTTGATTATTACCTTCACCTGATTCAACAACATGAGTTAACTTGTCATAGGGGTGAAATATGAAGTCAATAAGCGCTCCTGAATGCTCAGGGACGCAAAATGTTAACCCTAAAGGGTAAGAACGAACTAACTGTAGCTCATCATTATCAACCGTGTTCGGCAAATGAGGCATAACAAGAAAGCGATTATATTCTTTGGTAAAATTAACTGTGTGCGCAGTACCACTTTTAACCTTCCACTCTACTGGTATAATTGTCTCAGCTAATCCAGCTTGAATTCGATTTCGGCGAACAAAGTTTTGAGCGCTATAGCTTTGACCTATTAGATATTCTGAAACTATGGTTCCTTCATTAGCCAATATTTCTGCTCTTATAACTTCAGAGCCTTTAGGGTAATTGCTATCTATACCGGTACCAAGGACCGCTATTGTCGGGATTTTGAACCGCAATGAATCTATGTGAGCCTTTTGGTCAATCCCCTCAGCAAGGCCACTCACTGATACTAATCCTCCCTTAGCCATAGCCGCAACTACTAATGTAGTTAGCCATAACCCTTCTTCAGTCGCTTTCCTACTGCCTACAATGGCAACAGATCTATTATGTAAATTAGCTAAATTACCCTGAATAAAAAGCCACATTGGTGGCTCTGGGATAGATCTTAATTGTTTTGGGAATATCTCTTGATCATAAAAAATGACTCGGATATTTTCACGTTGACATTTTCGCGCAAGTTCAACACCTCTGACCCACAAATCTTTCTTATATTGCTCCCAACTCTCTTCCGACTCAATAGCCGAATCTTCTAACTTTAGCCTTAAGGTTTTCTCAAAATATAAGTAGTCATCTGTTTTAATTAAATCTCGAAAACTGATCTTTTTAGCAGCAATTTTATATAGAGTTCTAAAACCAATACCATGGATGGACTGTAGTGCGTAGAACGCAACTATTTCCAATTTCCAGTATTCGTTCTTATCCATAATTTACTCTCCAAAAATATAAATTGCTGGTCCATCGTAATAGACACATTAACATTATCAAATATATTTATATTATGCTTTCTTTATAATAAAATTTAACAACCACTTTTAACTTTTAATTAAGCAACCTCCCCCATTTTTACCCGTATATTTTTAAATATATCGCTTTCCCAGCCGGCTATTAAGCGCAGTAGCTCTTTCGTAATGTCATCATGGCTGTCAGTATAGCTTTTATGTCCGATGCCTATAATCTTGCATCTACTGCGTGTTGATACTGGCTTTCGTCCTCGCCCATGGCACTTAATGCAAATCTGAGCATCTAGGTTCGTTGCTACTTGCCCTGGAGCTAATCCACTACCGTCACATTCACCACATACAGGCTGTACAAATTCATAAACCGCTGACATTACTATGCCGTTTAACGTTTCAGGCTTAACCTTATAGCGTTTTATCTTGATAAATAGCGTTATGTGCATTGTAAGTGAGCGTATAACACGATTAAGCCTTGTTTCTTCCCCTACATAACGAAAGTAAGCCCAATTTGTTTGGCAAGATGGCAAGCCGGCTAAAGCATGTGCTGCTGTTCGCCAATCTATAACGTCTTGCCCACTACCGCCAAAAGTGCCGGTAAGGTTTAGTGTTTTCGTTGTTAACTTAGACAGTAGCTTAATTGGCTGCATGTTATATTTCCTCAATGCTCAGTGTAACTTTTCCGCCTTTGACTATTCCACTGTGGATCATGCGATAGTCTTTTATCTGCGTATCATCTTCATAGACACCAGCTTTTTGCATTGCATCAAATAAAGACTTGCTTAAGTTATCAATGTCACGCCTACGTCTATCCGGCACATAAATGTGTATAACTAGCTTTAAATCTGCTTTAAGCTTTTTATGGGCTTTTTGCTCGCGCACTAACCAAAACACTTGTTCAGCAAATGCCTTGCCTTCATCGCTTACGCGCGTTATCACCCGACCTTTATTGCCTGCAACGCGCTTTACTGTTGATTTCCAGTAATGGTTAACTGTTGGCGGGTACGGCAGAGTTAAGTTAATCATTTAGCCACCCGTATTAATTCTTGCTCTAGTAAAAGCTTTTGCGTTCTAACCATGCCCTCATATGCGTAAACCTGTACTTCGCTTGCATTGTCTTGGCGTACTCTTCTGTCAATAACATCATGGCAAGCTGAGCATGCGTAAGTAGCGTGTATATCGTCGCACTTCTGCCCCATGCCTGAACCCTTGCCAACATGAGCAAGTATTACGGTTTCATTATTGCGATTGCATACGCTAGGTATACGCACCTGGCATTCTTGGCCGCGTGCGCTATTGCGTATTTTTTTACTAATGAGCGACATTGTTTGCCTCCCCATACATAGCCAAGTGATATAAGTCATCGGGTTGCGGTAGCATTAACTCTAAATATTCAGCGCAATACTGCTCCATCCAATTCAGGTATTCGCAAAATTCTTTGGTGTTTAACTTGCGCGTGCGCTTGCGAACAATAATGGGCTCCTCGTTACCGGCCTGAATAACCTTTACGCCAAACTTTTTACGCACAAATACTTCGTGCACGTCCTCAGAGCTATTTTCTTGCCCAAAGTGTTCACGAAAGTGATTAGCTATCTCCTGGTTCCATACCCACAACAATCTGTTTTGAGCTAAAGAGCGTTTTGCTTTGTGCTCTTTAAACTCAACAACAACGTTTTTGCCTTGCTTTAAAATATCCCGTATGGCCTTGCCTACTTGCGGCATTAAGTATTGGACATTTGTAACAGTTAAAACTTTTTTGCTCATTGCGCGGCCTTACCTTGTTTTTTACCTGGCCCCGTCTTAGCTTCGCCTTCTTGCGCCGCCACTGCTTCTTTTTGTGCCTGCACTAAAATGTGTGCGCCAATAGTTAGAAGTACATCGCGCATCTGTCTATCTAGCTGGTTTTTATCTGCTAGCACTGCAACCGCCTTGGTTAGATTGCCAAACGCTGCATCATGGTTTACCTGTGCGCCACCTTGAATTGCTTTTGCAGCCTGATCCTTTGCGTTTGTGATAAAACCATCGCAAAAAATCTCGCCGGCTGCTGATAACTGAGTGAACGTGCTTTTTTTAATTGTCGTCATAATTTGCTCCTAAGCGGTCTTTCTTGCGTTATTGAATGTTTTTTCCAGCTCTGCATTAAGTGAATAACCTTGATTGGCTGGCACTTTGCTCGATGTAAAATTACCAGGGTTAGCCTTAATATTGCTTTGCCTGGCTGTTTGCTTTGTTCTTGCCTGTGAAGCGTAGTGGTTTCTACCCTGCTCTTTTTTATCCTTGATATACTGCGGCACGCTATCAACGCCACACGCCTTAGCTGCGCGAGCCATTGCCCTGTTAGCTTCGGCAGTAGCAAAACCAAGCTGCTTTGGTGTTGGGTTTTTAATCCCCTGTAAAGCTGCTAACCTTGCTTGCTTCGCATCTGCCAGGGCCGATTGATAGTGAACACCTAAAATCTCTTTTAGCGCTCTAATAAACTCTTTTTGATCTTGCTCGTATGACTTCATCGCCCCACTCCCGCATATCTCAAATAAGCCGGCAGTGCGTTATATTCGATTTTCAGTGGTATCGGGCCTAGCTCACCTTTGCCATACTTATCAGCCAATTCCGTGTAACGGTTTTTAGCCATCTTCTTCCATGCGCTATCAGTCAACGTTGCACGCGCAGCAGCAATTTGCTGGTTAAGCCAATAAACTAAAGGCTCTGACCAATCCTTGTCTTTTCCGTAATTTTTAATGCGCTGTTCGTTTATCTCGCTCATGCAGCTATCGAGCGTTGGCATACCCTTCGCTTGTAGGCATAAAATTTTAAATTCAATTGGGTTTGGTGCGTGTCTCTCGCTTGTTGAAAGTAATCGGGCCATATCTAACGCAGCTCTTACGTGCTTAGCGATGATCCCCATACCGTAAAGCTGCCCAGCATATTCATTTGCAAATAAAACAAGGTTGCCGCGCCAGTTAAAATCACTGTTTGGGTAGTACGCTTTTAGTGATGGCAACACCTCATCGCTGATCAGCTTAACCAGCACATCGTTAGTCTGCCGCTTGTCTGCGCTGTGGATTGTTGAAACTTGAGTGTTCATCAAAGCACCTCGTCATCGTGCGGAGTTGGAATGTGGGCCACTGAATGCTGCAAAGCTGCCAGTTGATCGCCAACGAACCTAGATTGACTGCCAAAGCTCTGCGATGAGTTTTGATTTGAATTGGCTATCCAAGAATATTTAAATCCCTGCCAGTTTCGCGTTATGCACTCGGATAAACATTCATCGACACTGAGCCCGTTTTGAAAAGCAATTTGAAACTGAGCCCCAAAGTTGTTAATCACGGTTTGACTAACGCTCGCTTTTTTGGATTTACGCATAGCAATCCAATCATCAAAAATTTGATTGCTAGGCATGGCTGGCCAAGTAGAAAAATCTAAAGATTCAAGCAAACTTTTTTTGTTTATTTTTTTATTATTATCTTTTGTATTAGTTTCTTTTCTTATGTGGCAGTCATTTTCGACTAGTTTTTTAGTCGTTTTTGACGAGTTAGCTAGTCGTTTTTGACTAGTTTTAGGGGTATTTTTAACTAGTCGTTTTTGACTAGTTTTTAGTTGGTTTTGACTAGTCTCTATTTCTTGCCACTCACTAACAACAGGGTTAATTCCAGTGTTTTTACCATCACGAAATAACACTTTCTTAGCGATCAAACCTTTAATTATTTTCCCGATATTCGTACTATCAATTCCGGTCAAGCTGCTAATTTGCGTATTAGTCATCCAGTCATTTTTTTTCTGCCAGCGATACGTTTTACTGATCACAGCAAACACAATTTGATACTCGCGCGCACTTAGCTTCACCGGTGGGTTTGCAAGCGTGTCAGTTAGCTTTTGGGCTAGCCTGTCATAACCTTGCTCAATATCTGCTTTCACATAACCACCTGTGTCATGTTGATTAATTTCGCTCCCTCGTTTATCAGGGAACTTGTAAACTTCTGCTAAATTGCTCATACTTACCTCGTTGAAATTGAAACCCGCTATCGTGCCGACCAAAGCTGATGCGGGTTTTGTTTTATCTGCGAGTTGCGTAGTTTCTGCTACGTAACTCGCGCATTTCTGCACAACCAATACATAAATTGGTTTTAATGGCCTTTTTACGGCCCTCGCTTATCTCATTGCCACACTCAATGCATTCGTCGGCTGGTACTACTTCTGGCCGCCTGGCGTTCGCAATAGCAACAGCCTCTGCATGCTCAATGTCTAGCTGTGCAACATCTGCCGGATCGCTCATTACGCCACCTTCAACGCTGTAGCTTTAGCTGATACCGGCTTATTAGGATCAGGCCTAACCATCTGCTCAAGCTCAGCCGTTACATGTAAAATTGCTGTAATTGCGGCCAAAGAACGCTTTTGAATAACATCAAAGTCACTCGCCGTAATAACTCCATCCGCACGCGACAAACGCACAGACTTGGCAAAATCGCCGCTCGCTTCTTGCAAATGCAAAACCTGATCTGCCAACTCTTCGTCAGATAGCCCAACGTCTGGCAAATCAATAACCGTTTTCCCTTCGCTATAAGCCCAGGCGTTTAAAATTCGACTGTCATTAGTTATATTCTGAATGGCAATAGCTTCTTGCAGCGTTAATACATGCGAATCAATATTTGTATTCAGCTTATTGCTAAGCGTTGTTGGCGACTTAGCCATAACGCGCGCAATTTCAGACACATTAAAATCACTCGCAATACTTGCCGCTGCTTCAAGTGCGCATCGAGCGCTAGGCTTAGCGTTTCTCGTACTCTTTTTAGATAAAAGCATTTATAGTTTCTCCTATGCTGCGGTTTTAGGGTGTTCGGTCTCGTAAACCGAAAGGTCAACTTTTAGCTTCCCTTTAGTAATTAACTGAAGCTCAAAAGCGCGACCACGAGGAAGGTGGCCATCATTGGCCCAGTGCGTTATAGCGCCTCGCGTTAAGGGCGGTGTAAATGCTTTGGCTAATGCCGCCTTAGTTTTAAAGTAATCAATTGCGTCTTGAGTTTTCATGAGCGCTCCTTAGTTTGCAATGTTTGTATAGTAGATTATACGAAACCATTGTTCAACACAAAGATACACAATTTAAATATAATGTATAGATAACTAAACTTTATGCGCGAGGCACCATGAGCTTTTCAGAACGCTTGATTTCACGAATGAACCAACTTGGAATAAAAGGTAGTGAGCTTGCTAGACAGCTAGGGACTGGTCGAGCTTCTGTTAGTCACTGGCGGACAGGCCAAGTAATCCCATCAAGTGAAAATTTATTAAAGCTATCTAAAGCACTAAGATGCAATGCCAGGTGGTTAGCGTCAGGCTCAGGAGTGCCGGAAGGCAATGTGGAATTAGAGCTTGGGCCAGACTTAAGGGGCAAAGCACCTTTAATATCATGGGTGCAAGCAGGTAAATGGAAAGAGATCGACATGGAAGTGCTGCAACAAACTAGTGATACTATTTTTTATCAGCACACCGCCAACGTAAGTGACGAAGCATTTGCTCTGCGCGTTAAGGGGGATAGCATGACCAGCTTTACCGGCGGCAAATCAATTCCCGAAGGCTCGGTAATTATCGTGGATCCTTGCATTGGTGCTGAGCATGGTAAAGTTGTAGTAGCGATGTTAAACGATAGTGAAGAAGCCACTCTAAAGCAGTTAGTGATAGATGGCGGGGCCAAATATTTAAAGCCCTTTAATAACAGCTACCCAACCATGCCAATTAATGGAAACTGCACTATCATTGGCGTGGTAAAACAGGTTATTCAGGATTTTTAAACCCAGTTACTGTTAAAGAGGTTACTAATGAATCAAAAGACTAGAAATACAATAGTAGCTAGTGTGATTGCTGCCTTAATAGCCTTTGCAGCTATACAAGCCTATTTAACCCCTGCAAATGCTAATGAGTGCATTCTTAGCAATATAGGAAACGCAAAATCAGACACTGCCGCCAAGCTTGTAGCTATGTCCTGCAGAAATATATTCAATAAAAAATAAATGTTCAGGATGTTAGAATGAATGGAAGAATAACAATTGCAATTATATCGGCCGCTATTGCTGGCTGCGCTTCTCAACAGGCTATCGGTGAAATCAAAGAAACTGTACTAAGTGAAGTTACCGGATGCCAATTCATTACCAACGTAACAGGAACGTCTGGTTGGGGAGGGTTAGCGGCTACAACGGGTATAAATAATGCTAAAGAACAGGCCAAACAGCAAGCCATAGACTTAGGGGGCACGCATTTAGTGTGGCACTCAATAAACGGAGGTTACTCCCCAAGCGTTTCAGCTGACGCGTATAAATGTAAAAATAAATAGCCTCAACAACTCTCCTCAACAATAAAAGCACCTACTTAGGTGCTTTTTATTAGCTCGACTGTATAATTAATTAAACAAACCACTTGACCAAACTGTATAATTCAATATACTTTGAATCATTGTTTAATGAGTTATACAAAACAGGCGATCAATATGAGTCATAAAACCCAAACACACCCTGCTTTATCACTTGAAGCGAAATCGCTAATTGCAGCGCTTGCAGTTGAATCATTCAACTTTCGTGAAAACGTGCATGTAAATGTAGTTACCAACGCACAGACGCCGTTTATTAACGTGTTTATTTACGTCAATGACGTATCTGCTAAGTCATTCATGATCAAGCTAACTGACACTGATGCAGTGGCCCAGCTTGAGAACGCGTTTAACCAAGTTCGTGCATACAAAAAACAAGATAAATCGTTTGCACCACACATTAAGTTAGCGAGCTAAGCCAATGAGCAACAATAAAACACCAGCAGAAATACAGCGCTTATTAGCTGATCCCTTCGAGGAACACGATATTGAATGGCGCGTTCAGCAAAGCGGCGTAACTGCAAAGCAAAAGCCTTGGGTAATGGTTATTCCTTACATCACCAACCGCGCTATTCAACAGCGCCTTGACGATGTTGTAGGTATTGACGCCTGGGAAAATATTTACCAGGAGGCGGCAGCCGGCAAAGGTTACTTGTGCGGCTTAAAAGTTCGCTTTGGTGATAACTGGATTACTAAATGGGATGGCTCAGAGTACACGCCAATTGAAGCGCTAAAGGGTGCTTTGTCTGGCGCTATGAAACGCTGCGCAGTTCAGTTCGGCATTGGCCGCTACCTTTACTCGCTTGATACCGAGTTTGCAACATGCGCACCGGTTCAAAATCGCTTTGAATGTAATGGCGAGTATATCCGCATACCGCTAAATAAAGGTAATAAGGGCGGCCCTAGAATGGATGCAGAGTGGTTTCCACCTGCCCTACCCGATTGGGCAATGCCATCGGCCAAATTTGATAAGTACCTTGATGCTATCGAGCAAGCTACAAGCATGGAAACAATGCGCGAGCATTACAACCAGGCTTATAAATTTGCTGCGGCACTTAATCGTATTGATATACGCAACAAGGCCGTTGAAATAAAAGACCGCAAAAAAGCTGAGCTTGAAGCAAAGGCGCAAGAGAACAGCCTAGCGGCTAACAAAAAGTTCATCACCTGGCTTAACACATCTATTTTTGACCGCATAGCCACAGCGGAAAACGAATCAGTATTAACCCTGAACCATAAGCACTTACTGCAAGAGCTTAAAGGTCACTGTAAATCAGCCAACGTAGATAGCAGCGATTATGTTGCTCGCGTTAACCAAGCGCATACAGACGCGCTAAATAAACTAAACCACGGAGTATAGAGCCATGAGCAACCAATCAACCACTGCAACTAATTTAGTTGAAATCGTTTTTCAAGAAGATCTAACAAAGCAAGGTCTTGCTGATTTACGTAAAAAATACCCTAAAAAGCTAACGCTCGATATGAAAGACGACGACGACTTTAAAGAAGGTCGCAAAATACGCACTGAGCGCAACAAGCTTGTTGAGTCAATTAAGCGTCGCCGCCTGGACTTTACTGCAGAAGTTAAAACTTACGCAGATGATCTAAGTGAAAAAGTTAACGGCATTTTTAAACCTATTGTTGTTGCGTTTGAAGATGAAGATACTTTTCGCAAAGAAGAAGCGGCGCGCAAGGCCGCAGAGCGCGAAGCGTTTTTAAACAAGCAGCGCCAAGAAATAGCCGACATTAACTATTTTGTCGAGCAATGCAAAGGCCAGTCAGCCAAGTTTATAGCCGACACCATTGAGTCAGTTGATTTGATTGAAACCGATATTTTCGACAAAGAGCTTATTCACGAAGCAATCAACACTAAAAAAGAAGTCCTTGAAACGCTCAACAACATGTACCAAGCGGCCAAAGCAGCAGAGGCAGTAGCGTTAGAGCGTGAGAAATTGCGCATTCAGCAAGAGGCAGTGGCACAGCAAGAACGCCTGCAAAAACAAGCTCAAGAAATCGAGGTCCGTATAAGCAACCTGCGCAACGACCCAATGAATTACTTCGGCAAGCAAAGTAATGAAGTTATGGCTCGCATTCAGCAGCTAGAAAGCTTTACACCAAGCGAAGATAAGTTTGGCAACCGCACAAGCGAAGTAAACCAAGTGCTAGCGCAAGTTATTCAGCAATTAACCATGATGCACACGCAGCAGTTGCAAGTAGAGCAAGCGCAACAAGTAGCTAATCAAGCAGCTAGCCAAGTTGAAGCGCAGCAGCAAGCAGCGCAGACCCAGCTAAACGAGCAGCGCAATGCAGAGCACCAAGCAATTGAAGCCGAGCAAGCGCCAGTTGAGCAGCACGAAGCGCTAACCGACGTTAATCGCATGCTGGGCCAAAACGAACCGCTTTTAGGCAATAACTTTAAATCGCCTGTTTTTGAAAGTGGCGAAAAGCTAGGTTACGACCCACTTGATTTATGGCCTAGCGACCGTGACCGCGCAGATAACGACGAGCTAGACCGCATATGCAACCAGCTAATGCACGCTGAAAGCTATATCGAACTGCTAGAGCAACGCTTAAATAAAGCATTAGCCGCTTAATTTTAACTCCGACCGAGCCAGCGCCTTCGGGCGCAGCTCTTTTAACCGAGGTTCACATGAAAGTATTACGCGTTCCACGACTAATAGCCGCAAGAGAAGATTTTAAAGATATTCGCGTAGGCCAAGCAACTATTATCGCATGCAAAGTTAATGGCGAAGCCGGCTGGGCACTACCTGGCTGCAAGTTTACAACAAGGCGCTCTCTTGCATTCAACGTTTGCGCAAAAATGAACAACATTATTTTAGAGCTTGGCGGTATTAGTCCAGCAATGAAAGTGAAGCGAGCAGCCTAATGATGCACGACTACATGGCAATTAAAGGCAATAGCTCAAGCGCTATTGATAAGCAAAAGCGCAGAGACTTTTTAAAAATGGTAGCAGTAAACACAGTGCGCGTTTTAGTGCTAGCCACCATTATTTTTTTAACAACTAAGTAAGGAGTAAGTAATGGCTAAAGGTGTGAATAAGGTAATTTTAGTAGGTAATTGCGGGCAAGATCCAGAAGTGCGTTACATGCCCAGCGGTAACGCAGTAGCTAGCGTAACGCTTGCGACAAGCGATAACTACAAAGATAAAGCTACCGGCCAAATGGTAGAAAAAACCGAATGGCATCGCATTTCATTTTTTGGCAAGTTAGCTGAAATCGTAGGCGAATATGTGCGCAAAGGCTCACAAATTTACGTTGAAGGTAAATTACAAACGCGTAAATGGACCGATCAACAAGGCCAAGAAAAGTACACAACTGAGGTTGTAGTTGATGGCTTTACCGGGCAAATGCAAATGCTGGGTCAAAGACAGCAAGGGCAAGGTAATCAAGCTCAGGGACCGCAAGGCGGCCAACATCAAGGCAATAAAGCACAGGGTAATAATTCTTACAGCAATAGTAATAATAATTACCAAGGCAACAGCCAGGCGCAACGCCAAGGTAATCAAGGTCAGCAGCAAGGCAACTTTGCACCTAAGCAAAACAACCAGCAACAAGGCGGCGTTTCTAATAGCCAGTACATGAATGGCGGGCAGCAACAAGGTGGCTCAGGTAACCCAATGGGTCCAGGCAATGACTTTTACGACGATGAAATCCCGTTCGCGCCAATTGGTCTGCAATACCCCGCTTTACTAATGTGCATCTAAGGAGCGCCCCATGTTTGAACAATTTAAAGGCCAAAAATTTAACCTTATTTACTGCGACCCTGCTTGGCAGTTTGGCAATAAAAAAACAGGCGGAAGCATGACAAGCGGTGCGGCACATCAATACAAATCAACAATGAGCGTAGACGAGCTAAAAGCTATGCCTATTGATGATATAGCCGCGGACGATTGTATTTTGGTTATGTGGTACGTGGGCGCTATGCCACAAGAAGCCCTGGACGTTGTTAAAGCATGGGGCTTTACGCTTAAAAATATGAATGGCTTTAATTGGAATAAATTAACCGTTCACAACAACCCTGTTTTTGGCATGGGCTTTTGGACCCGCGCAGGCAGCGAGTCAGCAATTATAGCTGTTAAAGGCAAGCCAAAAGTTTCAGACCGCTCAGTACGCGCCGTTGGTAACTATGACTCAAAAAGCCTTGATGAAGTGCTGGGCCTTGGCGTGTACGCCGGTGCATTGCCAGTACGCCAGCACAGCGAAAAGCCAGACGAGTTTAGGCAAGCATGCGTTGAGCTAGCCGGTGACGTTCCTCGCATCGAGCTTTTCTCTCGCAAGCGTGTAAAGGGTTGGTCTGTTTGGGGTGATGAAGTTGGAAAGCTGAATAACCCACCCCCCTTTAATTTAGCGGGATCTAAATCAGAAAGACCAAAGCTAAAGCCGCATCAAAAAGAAATACTTTGCGCTTGTGGTTGCGGAAATAAAAAAGTAGTACGCAAAGCGGACCTTGCAAGAGGCTGGGGTATTTACTTTAGCAAGTCATGCAAAGGCCGCCATGCTGCAAAGCTGAGAAAGGCAAGGAAAGCAGCATGAGCAAATTAAGCGAACAAGATGTAAGCCTAATTTTAGAGCTTGTTGAAACATTACCTCTAAAAGAAGTGGCCGACAAATTCGAGGTTTACCCTGAAACAATCCGTTACCACATGGAAAAAAATAAAGTTGCTTTTAAGGGTTACGTTCCAGCACTAAAAATAAAAAAAGCTAACGTCCCAGAGCAGCTAAAGACTAAAACCGTGACAGTTATAGCCAAAGAAATAGGCGTATCAGTTGGCGCAATTTACTACCAGCTAGAAAAGCAAAATATAAAGAAGCCTGACATTCGCAATATACAGCGCAATAACCAGCATTTATTGCTTATCGCTATTAAAGAGAAAATAGATAGCGGTATAAATTCGAGTGAAGCAATTAAAGCCCATGGCATAACGCAGAAAAAATACGATCGGCTAACAGCCAACCAATTTAAAGCGAGTGCATAAAATGGAAATTTCAAAAGTAGGTATGCCTAAAGCGTGCATTAGCTGCCAGAACTTCACCTGTAAAGGCTTTGCTATCAACAGTGATAGCAAGAAAGCTAAATACGGTAGCTGTTCAAAATTAAATAAAGGTGTGTACGCGGTTGAGGTTTGCAGTAACTACAAGCAAGAACCTGATGCAGAGTTAGCAGCCTAATGAAACCACAAGTAAAACGCAGAGCGCATAACTGGTATGCGCTTAAACCAAAATCGGAGCTATTGAGCATGAGCAAAGTTATTTATCAGTGCAGTGTAAACGGTGTTATTGGCAAGGCGGGAAAGGCAGTGGCGCTTTGCGGTAAACACAAGATAAAAGGCGGTTGTGGCGCACATGGCAATACCAAGTGCGCGCATAAAGTAGTAACAAATGAAATCAAGGTGAAGCCATGAACAACGCAAAAATCAAAGCCCTGGCTCTAAAGCATGGCTTTAAATTAAAAGAGCAAAAAGGCGGTGAAATGGACCTAAACGAATACGTTTATTCATTCGCCTGGGCCTTACTGCAAAGTGGCAAGCCTAACGTATCGCATAAGCAATACTTAGCCAACTTGCTAAAAGATGCGGCTGATTGTGTGCCAGAAAAAAGCGTAGGTTATGGAGTAACTATTTACGCTAATGACGTGAGCGCCGACGAGCCACGCCTTCGGTGGGATTTTTATAACGGTGTTGAGCGTAGCAATTTTGAATGCCGCGTACCCGACACGCGCGAAGAGCTAAACAGCGCACTTAACAACGCCAAAGGTTGCATGAAATCGGCTTGTTATAGAGCTATGAACCCCGACTTTGATAAAAAATTAGCATAGGTGATCTATGGATATTGATAAAATAATACTTACTTCTGCTGAAAAGCAATCGAAATGTAGCCGTGTTAAGCATGCTGAGGGCTTAATTTTACAGCTACCAAAAGATCATGAAGGTAGAAATTCTTGGCTTTTAAACTACGGAACGGGTCATGAAGCAAAAAGCATACGCAAGCGAGTAAGTGAAAGAAGAAATTGTAAAATGCAATGGGACTTAACAACCAGCTCCCTTGCTCCGGCTAGGTAGGTGATTTATGAGAAGTGTTGAAATAACAGAGCCAGGCAAAGTGGTTATTACCACAACTAAATCACTAGCGGTTGATTGGCACAAGGCTGAATTTGCAAGAATGTCAGAAGAGTTTAAACGTGGGCGTTCGCGCTTTAAAGAAAAGTTTAATCGGTGTTTTACTTGCAATTGGCCTTTTCAAGTTGGAGCTAATGAAACCGGTGAAGTAATGAACATAGTCTGCTTTAAAGGTGAAGGCAACAAGCTTTTATGTACTGATTGCTATGAAAAATTAACAGGTGACTTATGAGCAAAACATACGACCCTGAATTTCATTTTAACCATAAAAAACCTTGGCTAACGACTGAAATTCAATATTTAAAAGAAATGCGCGGAACTAAGCAACTTCAAGATATTAGCTTAGCGCTTGGTCGAACATATAAAACCGTAGCTGATATGGTTTATAGATTAAAAAAGGCAGGTGACTTATGAGCTTACCAACTAGCAAGTATTACACGACAAAAGAAATAGCAGCAATGGAGGGTGTAAGACCAAACTACATTTTAGAATTAGTCTCTAAAGGTAAGTTTATGCCACCCTCGCATTACGGAAAGCCTAACCGCTGGTTAAAGAAAACCGTTGATCGCTACTATGAAGATTTAGCAAAGTTAGACGGTCAATCTATTCGCCTTTCAGCATGATCACCCACCGGTTAACCCATTCGGTTAAACCATCGAGCATTGGCGATTTATTATATATCGCCAACACGCCTTTCATTTTATGCCCTAGTAATTTTTCAGTAAATTGCAAAGGGCATCCCGCATCAGTTAAATGTGTTGATATTGTCCGTCTTAAATCATGCATTCTAAACGGCGCAACACCCTCTATTTCTTGATGGCATGCTTTAGATATTTGGCTAACACTTGAGCTGTTAGCTGGGTAATCGCCATCACGATTAGGAAACATGTGCTTAAATGAAGGCGATTGCTCTTTCATATGCTGCAGATCAGCAATTAAATCAGGTGGTATAGGCCTAACAATAGAATGCAAAGCACCTTTTGTATTTTCTCTTTGCGTAGTGAATAGCATTGCCTTTAAATCAAAGTCTGTTTTTTTCGCACTGCACAGCTCGCTTATGCGACAGCCAAAGACCATAGCGCAACGCAGAATAACCTTATTTCTATCGGTTATATTCAACTCATCAACATGGGCCCAAATTAACTGGCACTCTTGTATTGATAAATAATGCTCACGAACGTCATAGTCACTCGCAAAATCACCAGGGCGCAAAGCTTCAAATTGGGTGTTATCAATAAACCCCTGGCGAACGCAAAACCTAAGCGCAGATCTGATCTCAATTATCGCGTTAAACGAAAACCCCTTACCCCGCCCCTTTTCAATTGACTTATCATTCATCGCTTTAAACATTGCTGCAAAGTGCGTCTTATCCATGATTGACACGTATTGCTTTGCCCATAGGGTTCTTAAGCATGAAGTAATACGCAATTTAATTTCAGCCGGCTTATCTCGTCTGGGCAAACAGTAATTTTTAAACCAGTATTCAATGCAGTCATTAATAGTTGGGTTATCTATATGATCAACTAAAACAGATTTTACAGCTTCCATTTTCCGAGGATCTAAACCCTTCGCAACAAACTTCATTTGCTCCGCACAATTTTCCCTAGCCTGTGCAAGCGTCATTGTAGGGTAAGTGCCAATTTTATATCGTGCCTGCTTACCATCTATTCTATAGCGTATTTGAAAGGTGATCTTTCCCTTTGGGGAGATCCTTATGGATAAGCTATCGCCATCCGTTAGCTCAGGTTTGCCGGCATACTCTTTACCGTTCAAACTCTTTAGCTTAGCTGCTGTTATGTTCAT